ATACTCGCCTACGGGATTACCTTCAGACTCTATGCTTCTTACCCGTTCATGAATTTGCATCCATGAGTATCTGCGGTTCTTACCAAGCGGTCTCTCCTCGGGGTATCGCCCACGAATGGGTCGAGCCTCTTGGTAGATCCTCTTAGCCATGTCGTAATTGGCGATACTCGGCAATCTTGCTGAGTTATACATCGAGGATCTATACATCACTTGCCTCCCTTACCAAAAAGTAAGGACTCGTAGTGCTCGACCAAAACCTTGAGCCTGCGGTTTTCTGCAATGAGTTCGTTGTGAATCGTGGTGGTTTTGGTTTCACCAAGCCACTCCGTTGCTAGTTCCAAACTCTTTGGTTTTACAAACTCAGGGAAAACACCTCTGCGGTTCAAAGCATCAAGGAATGGGGTCTCCATACCATCTTCGTAGTAGCCGTTCTTGACCTTGGGTTTCTTGGTCTTCATAACGGCAGGGCTACCTTTCTTAGCCGCCGCTTTTTTCTTAGCGGCACGACGGGCTAGAACCTTGACCCTCTTGGGGTTGCGGATCTTCCACAAGGCGGTGCTGATAACCCCCGCTTTTTTGCCTGTGATACTTGAGATGTCCGCAGGCTTGTCATAACCACGCTCTACACACCACTTGGTGGATTCCATGATGGACATGGTTTTGAAGTCAGGTGATGATAAGTTAGACTTCGCTTTTTCTAATACTGCATTTGCTTCTTGATTCATAATTACTCCTTGGTTAGTTAAAAGAACACATTTCAAGACTAAGCCTTGATTTGTGCATTACTTGGTTAGCCATAAAAGAAGGAATATCGGCAGGGATATGGCTATACTCCCCAACGATAGTGCTACAAAAAAGTCCGAGAACCATCTAACTGCATGGCGAAAGTCTGAGGTGTGCTTTTCTATGGCACACGCATACTCTGCATCTCTAAATGCCTCGCTTGTGGTTCGATAAGTTCTACCTACCACATGGTATGGGTCTTCTGTCCCTGTATATGTGGTCATGTCTAAGCCTTCAACTACTATTTTTCTTTGTTTCATTTGCTTTCTCCAATGCTTGTCGTAAATCAAAACACGCCTTCCAAATCAATATGTCTTTGTGTCGGCGATTGATACCCCTTGCTTGAGCCTGTTGCAAGTCCTCGATTGCCCTACTCACGGCTTTCTCGAGAATAGTTTGAGGGCTCGGTGGCTCATCTGGTAGTGCGTCAACTAACAGCATTTCCATCTGATACCTTCGCTTGGCTAAACGCATAGAGTTCATTTCTCCCCCTGTAATGCGGTGAGTTTGGCTTTCATGATTGCCATTTGCGAGAACGCTTTGGTCACATGGTCTTGCTCGGCTTGGTTTAGGGTCTCGAATTTGAAGGTGTCCAATATCTTGGTCAGCCTGTCAATCTCACCCAACAACTCACTAATGCGTTGTCCCTTGTAGTATTCAGTCATAACCCATACTCCAACTTGATTGACCACAAGACTACGCATACGGCGATCATGAGTAGGAATAACCCTATCTGCAAAAACGACTTCATTTGTCACACCCCTTTGCGAGGAGTTTCTTGTTGTAGTCCATGACTTTGTCGTATGCCGCTTTCCAATTCTCGACCCGTTCTTTTTGGTGCTTGAGTTCGATCTTGAGATTGCGTATCTCGGCTTGAAGTTCTTGAGTTTTTTCCGCATTGATGCGGTCTTCGGTTGTGAAGGTAGTCATACTTATTCTCCTGTGTTAAGTTGTGTTAGGCGGTGGGTAAAGCCATCAAGAAAGCCCGCCTTGTATGCTTCCTTGATTTCTGCGTAATTGCCCTTTTGCACGACCCTGCCTGCGTGTGGGTCATACTCTTGTGCGTAGATGTGGGACTTCATGATTGCAATGTCCTCGATAGTGGTTTCAAACCATGCGGGTGGCATGGGTTCTTGAGGGTCGGTATCGCAATCAAAATCATCTTCAAATCTTGGTTCTCTTGGTTCACTCATTTGGTATTCCTTTCCTTCTTGGTAGCCTTTTTCATAGGCTTGGGTTTTTGTCCATATTTCGTCTACTTCTTGCCGTAGTTTTTCTGTTGTTAGTAGCCTGTTCATGTCGTCCTCTTTGGGTTTAGTTGCTTGAGCATCTCAGGGTCGCTGATGTAAGTCGGGGTGCTTTTGTTGATGGGTAATACTCGGCTTTGCTTTTTGCGGGATTCTTGCTCGGCAATCTTCTCACCGCAGGCATGACAAGTAATGCGTTGTTTGATGCTTTTGAGGTGGTCGTAGCGACCTTGGGTGACTTTGGGGAAATGACATACGGTGCATAGTATGTGCGTATCGTATGCGGTGTTGGTTTGAAACTTTGCTTGATACATATAACATCTCCTTGTGTTGCACAAATCAAGATGGGAACTTGAAATGTGCGGGTTGGGTTTGGTTGCAAAAAATTTAGACGATATCCCATTCTTTAAGTATACCACAAATACCTTACTTTGTCAAGAGTTTGTAGGATTTATTTTACTTGTGTGTGCGTGTGTAGGCATGGGCTTTGTGGGTTGAATGTTCTGTGTATTGTTCGTAATGTTCGATAATGTTCTATGTGCGATAGAACAATAGAAAACCATGCTGGTATTGGCTTTGCGGTTAGTTTTAGTATATTGTTCTATTGTTCTATTAGATTATATTAAGGGGGGCAAATTTTTCTTTGGAACACCTCTGCACTATGCGAAGGGGGTCTCTCGAAGGGCTAAAAAAAGTTGGCGTTTGTAGTTTGACAGAACAATAGAACAATACCCCAAAAAACGCAATAAAACTTAGTTAAATCAAGGGGTTAGGAATGTTCCAAGGGCATAGAACAATACAGAACAATAGGGGGGTTTTTTAGAACAATGCACGCTTGACAAACAAAATAAATTTTGTTATGCTGGACTCCAGCATAAGTCAAAAAGCCCGAAGTCAGAAAGGGCTATTGCGTTGCTACAATGACCGTTCCCTATTGAGATAGGGAACTAAAGAGGGTGAAGAAATAAAAAAAGCCTAGCAAAAATGCTAGGCGAAAAAAAGCCCTCTTTCGAGGGCTTGGTAAAACTGACTAATTAGACAACTTTAGGAACATACTGAGCCATGTATGATTGGATCTTGGCTAGGTGATCCATAGATTTAATTTTGCGAACATCTGCAATAATCGAATCCCGCTTGGCTTTCAATTCCTCTTGAGCCTTGATTAACTTGGGGTCATTTTTAACCCTAAGTTTTTCACGCTGAGTCAATACAGTCTGCACCATATTGCACTTGGTGAACTGTTTGCTATCAGTGTAATTAGCCAAAGCCGACAGCAACTCATCATCACTAAGCGATTCCAACGCCTTGCGTTCCTGATCTCGCTTTGACTGCATACGCTGAGCATTAGCCTTGGGTGATTTGGGTATAGCAAAGGGTTTGCATATATCACGCACCAAATCGATCAACTCGTTCCACATCTGACCAGCCGAGGTATCGTTCTTGGTTTTGCCCGAACTAAGCATTTGATTGATAAATGCTTGGCGGTAGGCGTGATACTTGGCAAACTCAGGCAACTCACCAAGCATTTTCTTGATAGCCTTGGCGGTATCAGAACGCAAGGTTTTACCTTTGCCGAGTAGGTCGCAACCATTGAACCAATCCTCTGCTAAATCCGTCAAATCGGCAAACTCCTCAGCCGATAAGTTATAGACCTCAGCAGGATTAGCCACATACTGCACAGGAACGACAGAACCATCGGGATTTACAACCTGATTCACTACACCCTCAAAAGGGTTTACTACTTTAGTATTTGCCTTATTTGGCATGATTACATCTCCATAAAAACGCACAAACCAAGATACGACCTTGAATTGTGCAAAGCGAGGGCTGAATCGGCAACCCTCAAACCGCACTACAATAAACCTTGCTCAGCGAGATCAGAATAAACCCTGTAATCATCTCGGAACACATCACCAACAATCAGGCACTCGTTATATAAATCTTGGCAAAACTTTCTAGCGTCTGATTCATAATGAAAAAACTTAGTAAGCATTTCATTACCACTTATCCATTCAACTACCCAAATACCTCTAGTCATAATGCACCTCGCAAATAATATAGGGCTTGATTACCCCATACCTTTATATTACCTGAACCAATGTAATAGTGTAGGATTTTTACAGGCAAACGACTACAACCGCACACAAGCCGAGCCGAGCCGAAAGGGTCAAAAAAAATTTCGACCACATAACTAGCATTGGAGTATTTAATTACAACTAGGCATAGCCCATAAAATTTTTGGCAAGTTCACACCCCACCACTACCTGACCCCCCAAATAACAGTTGATGGAACCTAGAACGATATATACACAATAATCTGCACAACCAATTACGCAATTTAAAAATGAGCCCGACTTTTTGTCACCCTTTTAAATTATCCTATTCTCACGTAATACATAACCTAAAACATACAGCAACCAAACTTTCATTTAAACTTACACCCCCCGGGGGGTCTACTTTTTTCCATGGGAAGTACAGCTGCGTTAATAGCGAAATGGCCCCCCACCAAATATTTTGGAGTCCCGTCTCCTTGGTGTATATTATTTTGCGGGGTGGTTAAGCCGCCACTAGAGGATGCAGCAAGTAACGGTTTTTGCGGCTTTCCACGTTACACGAAACAGCTGCCAAATCTACACCCCTTTTCTTTTTACAAATTCCTGCTAAACTCCGCACATATATACCTGACAAGAAGGTTGTATGCCTATACCCGTTGAGCCAAACCTCGACAAACCGATACCTGTTGCCCCGCACTATAGTAAGGGTGGCAAAAATATGACTGAGCGAGCCAAGATCGCCGGTAACACTGCACTTCTGCTACGAGAACTCGGCCTCGAGACTAGCGTGTCGCCTGAAGAAGACGCAAAAGCTAAAGAAATGTTCGAGCGTATGCAGGTAGACCCAGCACAAGAAGATAAAGATAAGAAACCCGGCGCAAACGAAGTTGCGTTAAAGAATGTCAATGTGGCATTAAAACTGGGTGACTATATATCTGAGTACGAAAAGCAGGTTGTCGCAGACAAAATTCAGGTTCGGACCATCGTAGTCAACAGATTGATGGAAATTAGCAAGGACGAAGATAACAAAACAGCGCTCAAAGCCTTGGAATTACTAGGAAAAGCATCAGATTTGTTCACTGAGCGTGCTGAAATCACTATTACGCACCGCACTAGCGAGGAGTTGAAGGCTGCGATTAAGGAAAGAATTGCACAACTTATGCAAAAACAACAGATTGAGAACAAAAGTAAGACAGAAAGTCGTCTAGCGCAGCTAAAACCAAAAGAAGAAGCGGTTGACGTTGAGGTTAAAGAGGTCAAATGAGCCAAATTGTTTCTCAAAATATACAAAAAGTCGAAAAAGTCGATTTAACTCCGGCTGAATTACAGTTTTTAGCTGATAACTTAGATAATTTAGGCGAAGCTGACCTGCGTGTTTGGTATGAGAAGCTTGGTGACACCGTAGAAAAGGTGGATACCGAGGATGCGCAAGATAATTTCATGGCTTTTGTCAAAAAAGTCTGGCCTAACTTTATAGAAGGAGCCCACCACGATGAAATGGCAGCAGCCTTTGAGCGAGTTGCGGCTGGAGAGTGTAAGCGACTTATTATTAACATGCCTCCTCGTCATACTAAGTCTGAGTTTGCTTCATACTTGTTACCAGCTTGGTTCTTGGGTAAGTATCCACAGAAAAAGATTATTCAGACTTCTCATACAGCCGAGCTTGCAGTTGGCTTCGGACGTAAAGTCCGTAATCTTGTGGACTCCGACGTTTATAAGACTATCTTCCCTGGAGTTGGACTACAGGCTGACTCTAAAGCTGCTGGGCGGTGGGCAACAAACAAGGGGGGAGACTATTTTGCTATCGGTGTGGGTGGTGCTGTCACGGGTAAAGGTGCGGATATCCTCATTATTGACGACCCTCACTCGGAACAAGAGGCAACCTTAGCCGAGAGCAACCCAGAAGTCTATGACAAAGTATATGAGTGGTATACATCAGGCCCTCGTCAGCGTCTACAACCAGGGGGATCCATCATTATTGTGATGACACGGTGGTCAAAGAAGGATTTGACTGCACAAGTAGTAAAAGCCGCCGAACAACGCAGTGGTGAGAAGTGGGAAGTCATTGAGTTTCCTGCAATTTTGCCCGATGGCTTGCCGCTGTGGCCTGACTTTTGGAGTTTAAAGGAGTTAACTGCTCTAAAGACCGAGTTGCCCAATGCCAAGTGGATGGCACAATATATGCAAGCGCCGACCTCGGACGTGAGCGCAATCATTAAACGAGAATGGTGGAATATCTGGGAGCATGAGACGCCGCCGTTTTGCGAGTTCACTATACAGTCTTGGGATACGGCGTTTTTGAAGACTCAGCGGTCAGACTACTGCGCTTGTACTACTTGGGGAGTGTTCTACCAACCCAACGCTAGAGGGATAGATGTCCCGAATATAATTCTGCTCAATGCATTTAAAGAGCGGATGGAGTTTCCAGAGCTAAAACAGAAAGCGATGGAACACTATAAAGAGTGGGAACCAGACTGTCTAATAGTAGAAGCTAAAGCGTCGGGGGCACCACTAGTATTTGAACTTAGACAAATGGGTATACCTGTTCAGGAATACGTTCCATCAAAAGGTAACGATAAAATTGCCCGTTTGAACGCAGTTGCTGATATATTTGCAAGTGGGAGGGTTTGGGTTCCAAATACCTCGTGGGCGGAAGAATTAGTTGAAGAGGTAGCGTCGTTTCCAAGCGGAGACCATGATGACTTGGTTGACTCGATGACCCAAGCGATGCTGCGGTTTAGAAGAGGTGGGTTTATACCGCTAGACTCCGATGAAGAAGACGAGCCACTAGAGTTTAGATCCAGACGTAACAAAGGTTACTACAACGTATAAGGCAGGCGTATATGGCAATAGATAAAGCACTATCACAAGCCCCGATGGGGTTAGGCGCAATGCCGATTCTTGAAGAAGGTCCGGAGATCGAGATTGAGATCGAAGATCCAGAAGCCGTTGAGATTGGTATTGATGGGCAACCCATCTTGCGTATCGAAGAGGAAGAGCCTAGTGATAAGGACTTTGATGCCAACTTAGCCGAGTACATGAGTGAAGACAAGTTACAAATGCTGGCAAGTGAGTTAGCGGGTGACTTTGATGAAGACATCAGTAGCCGCAAAGACTGGATGCAGACATACGTAGATGGGCTACAACTATTAGGTATGACTATTGAAGAACGTGCTGAGCCATGGGAAGGCGCATGTGGTGTGTATCACCCACTACTATCCGAGACTCTAGTGCGCTTTCAAGCAGAGACCATTATGGAGACATTCCCAGCCATGGGTCCAGTAAAGACCGTCATTATTGGTAAAGAAACCCAAGAAAAGAAAGACGCTGCTGAACGAGTTGGTGATGACATGAACTATCAACTCACAGAAAAAATGCCTGAGTTTAGACCTGAGCATGAGCGCATGCTCTGGGGCTTGGGACTATCTGGTAATGCGTTCAAAAAAGTTTATTTTGATCCAAGTCTTGGGCGACAAGTGTCAATGTTTGTACCGGCGGAAGATTTGGTTGTGCCTTATGGTGCAACTGATTTAGCTAGTTCACCACGAGTCACGCATGTTATGCGCAAGACTCCTAATGAGGTTAAGAAGTTGCAACACGCAGGCTTCTATCGTGATGTCGAGTTGCCAGAACCTGTTGATGCGTTCGATGAAGTAGAGAAGAAGATTGCAGAGAAGATGGGCTTTAGAGCGTCAGTAGATGATCGCTACAAGCTCCTTGAAATGCAGGTAGATCTGGACTTAGACGGATATGAAGATGTAGACAAAAATGGTAAGCCGACAGGTATAGCACTACCCTACATCGTCACCATCGAGAAGGCTAATGGTACTATTCTTGCCATTCGTCGTAACTGGAGGCCAGAAGATGAGCATAAGAAGAAGCGTTCGCATTTTGTGCATTATGGTTATATTCCCGGTTTTGGTTTCTACTGCTTTGGTCTTATTCACCTCATCGGGGCGTTTGCTAAATCTGGTACTTCAATCCTCCGGCAATTGGTTGATGCAGGAAGCTTGTCTAACTTACCAGGCGGCTTCAAAGCTCGGGGCATGCGAGTCAAAGGAGATGACACGCCGATAGCACCAGGAGAGTGGCGTGATGTAGATGTACCCGCTGGAACAATGCGGGATAACTTCTTACCATTACCGTACAAAGAACCTAGCATGGTATTAGCTGGGCTGATGGATAAGATCATCGAAGAAGGTCGTCGCTTTGCTTCTGCAGCAGATCTTCAGATTTCCGACATGAGTGCGCAAGCACCGGTTGGAACAACATTAGCGATTCTGGAGCGTACATTGAAAGTAATGTCCGCTGTACAAGCCCGCATCCACTATTCATTCAAAGAGGAGCTTCGGTTACTTCGAGACATCATTAGGGATTACACTCCAGATACCTACACTTACGAACCAGATGTTGGTAGCCCACGTGCTAAGAAGAGTGACTATGACAACGTCGATGTCATTCCAGTCTCTGACCCAAACGCAGCAACCATGGCTCAGAAGATTACACAATACCAAGCTGTATTGCAGCTAGCTCAAGGTGCACCACAGATATATAACCTCCCACAACTCCATCGCCAGATGCTTGATGTGTTGGGTATTAAAAATGCTCAGAAGCTAGTTAAGTTACCTGAGGACCAAAAGCCTGAGGACCCCATCACTGAGAATCAGAACATTCTCATGATGAAGCCAGTTAAAGCATTCTTATATCAAGATCATCCAGCACACATTGCAACGCATATGGCTGCTATACAAGATCCAAAGATTATGCAGTTAGTTGGACAAAACCCCAACGCTCAAGCTATGCAGGCTGCAATGATGGCTCATATTAATGAGCATATTGCGTTTGAGTATCGCAAACAGATGGAAGCTCAGATGGGTATTGACTTGCCATATCATCCAAACGATGAGGATGATGACAAGGTTATGCCAGAAGAACTTGAAGTACGTGTATCACAACTGGCAGCACAAGCTGCACAAATGTTGTTGCAGCGCAATCAAAACGAAGCAGCTGCTCAAGCCGCACAGCAAGCAGCGCAAGATCCGATTATTCAAATGCAACAGCAAGAACTTCAGATTAAGCAGGCAGAAGTTGGTATTAAAGAAAGAAAACTTGCAGTTGATGCCGCAGCTAAAGCCGACCAGATTAGACTTGAAGAAGAGCGTATCAAGTCGCAAGAGCGAATTGCTGGAGCACAGATTGGAGCTAAAGCTGAGCAAGACAAGGCAAATCTTGTTGCTAAGCAGCAGCTTGAAGGAACTAGGATTGGTGTAGATATTGCCAAGTCTAGAGATCAAATGGCACGCACCCGTGCTACGGAGAAACGTAAATGATTGATAAATATCTCGACCACTTAGCCCAAAAGCTAGGTGAACAGGCCAAATCCCTGGAAGAGAGTCTAGGTGCCGGCGCAGCCAAAAACTACGACGAGTACCAACACATGTGCGGTCAGATAAAAGGTCTGCTGATTGCACTTTCAGAAATAAGTGACCTTAAACAAAGATTGGAGAAATCTGATGAGTGAAGCCTTCATCGGCACAAACCCCGATAAGAAGCAAATAGTAATAACAGACGCTCTTGGAAACCCGATGCCATCGATCAACAGCGATGAGTACATTCCCATTGAGCAAAGAGGCAGACAGCTTCCTAAACCACAAGGCTATCGCATCCTATGCGCTATCCCCGACGTGGAAAAGCAATTTGAGGGGTCTGAGCTATTTAAACCGGATGACTTAATCAAGAAGGACGAGATTCTTACTACGATTCTTTTCGTAATTGAACTTGGTCCGGATTGTTATAAGGACCCATCTAGGTTCCCAACAGGACCTTGGTGTAAGCCCGGAGATTTTGTTTTAGTAAGACCGAATGCCGGAACTCGCCTAGTTATTCATGGCAAAGAGTTCAGGATTATTAATGACGACTCGGTAGAGGCCGTTGTTGAGGATCCACGTGGCATAACCCGTAAATTTATATAAGGAGCTAAATCATGCCTGAAATGGAAAAAGAAGAATTTAAGTTTCCCGATGAGCAAGAAACTAAGGGTAAACCCGTAGAGCAGGAAGCTGCAGCGGATGAACCTGAGTACATCATCGAGGATGACACACCCCCTGAAGATCGGAATGTTAAGCCGATGCCAGAGGAAATTGTTAAAAAGCTGGAAGTTGCTGATGAAGACCAAGAAGAGCTAGATCCCAGAGCTCAGAAGGAGCGTATCAAGCAATATAAGAAGGTTTGGAACGATGAGCGTCGTGCTAAAGAAGCAGCTTTGCGTGAACAACAAGAAGCTATTGCACTTGCACAACGCCTAGCCGACGAGAATAAAAAGCTTCGTGCTCAATATACCGCCGGTGAAAAGACTTATATCGAAACTGTGCAAAACGCAGCCGAGGCTGAACTAGCTATGGCTAAGCGTGAATATAAAGAAGCATTAGATTCTGGTGATACGGAGCGGATTGTAGAAGCTCAAGCCAAAGTCTCAGAAGCTACTTTCAAAGCACAGCAAGCTAAGAACTTCAAACCATCTGCTTTACAAGAGCAGGAAAATGATGTACAAATAACACAAAAGCAGCAAGAAGCTCCCAAGATTGATGCCAAAACACAAGCTTGGTTGGATGAAAATCCTTGGTATGGTTCCAAAAAAGCCATGTCAAATTTTGCTGTAGGTATTCATGAAGAACTTATTGATGAGTATGGTCCAACAATCGTAGGCACCGATAAGTACTTCAAGCACATTGACAAAACAATGCGCAAAAAGTTTCCAGAGTATTTCGATACCGAGGAAGAAAGTAGTCAGGCAGAGCCAGAAGCAGAGCCACAAACAGCTCAAGCAAAAGCAAAGCCCGCAACGGTTGTAGCTCCGGCGACTAGGTCGACGTCCTCCAAACAGGTACGTCTAAAACAGACCCAGATGGCCCTAATTAAGAAATTAGGACTAACACCAGAGATTTATGCCCGTGAACAACGTAAATTGGAGGCTTCAAATGGCTGAAAACAGACTGACTCGTGAATTAGACAAACGCACCGCAGTGGAGCGCCCCACGCATTGGGCTCCTCCAGAGTTATTACCAGAACCCGACAAACAGGCTGGTTATGCTTACCGGTGGATTCGTGTTGCATCTTTAAATCAAGCAGACCCACGTAACTTATCTGCCAAACTCAGAGAAGGATGGGAACCTGTACGTATTGAAGAACAACCAAAATTTCAAATGCTAGTCGATCCCAATAGTCGATATAAAGACAATATTGAGATTGGCGGGTTGTTACTCTGCAAGACTCCTGTTGAGTTTGTTGAGCAACGGAACAAATATTATTCCGCTCAATCTAACGCTCAAATGGAAGCTGTTGAGAACACTCTTATGCGCCAAAGCGACACTCGTATGCCTCTGTTTAATGAACAGAAAACTACAAGTTCCTTTGGAAAAGGTTCTTAATTTTTAATTTAGGAGTTTATAAATGGCTTATCCAACCGTTTCAGCTCCCTACGGCTTACAGCCGATTAACCGTGTAGATGGACTACCCTATGCCGGTGCTATTCGTCAGATTCCTATCGACTCTGCTTATAACACCCCAATCTACAACGGCGACATCGTCCGTATTGCTGCAGGTGGCGAGATTGAAAAATCGACCGTAACTGTTGACTCTACTACCGCCGCTGCAAACAACACCGTTGGTGTTTTTGTTGGTGTTCAGTATGTTAACGCTCAAGGTCAAACCGTTCAGGCTCAATACTATCCTGGCAATGCTGCTGCTACCAGCGCTATTGCTTACGTAGTTGATGATCCTATGGCTGCTTTCAAAGTTGCTGTAACTTTCAGCGGTAACGCTACCGTTACTACTGTTAACCAAAGCATCGTTGGTACTAACATTGCAGTTCGTCAAGGTTCTGGTTCTAACACCACTGGTGATTCTGGTGTATCTGTCTATGCAACTAATGCACAAGGCAATGCAGCAGCTCTCCCACTACGTGTTATTGCCGTAGTACCTGATACTGCAGCAAGCGCTACGACTTTCCGTGAAGTTGTAGTTAAGTTCAACAATCATCAGTACTTAGTTGCTGGTGAGGCTAACGATTACACAGCTTAAGGAGCATATAAATGGCTATTTCTCGTGCACAACTACTTAAAGAGTTGCTACCGGGCCTTAACGCTTTGTTTGGCTTAGAGTATGCAAGATATGGTGAAGAACACAAAGAGATCTACGAAACCGAGACCTCTGAGCGTTCCTTCGAAGAAGAGACCAAGTTATCAGGTTTTAGTGCTGCTCCCGTGAAAAACGAGGGTGCACCAATTGCTTATGACAATGGTCAAGAGGCTTGGACAGCTCGCTATACCCACGTAACGATCGCTCAAGGCTTCAGCTTAACTGAAGAAGCTATTGAAGATAACTTGTATGACAGCCTCTCAGCTCGTTATACCAAGGCACTCGCTCGTTCCATGGCTTATACCAAGCAAGTCCGTGCTGCTTCTGTATTAAACAACGGCTTTGACAACGGATACCCAGGTGGTGACGGCGTTTCTTTATTTAACGCTAACCATCCGCTCGTATCTGGTGGTGTTAACAGCAACGTTCCAACAACCCCTGCTGACCTTAACGAGACTTCTTTGGAAGCCGCCGTTATTCAAATCAGCTTGTGGACTGATGAGCGTGGTCTGTTGATCGCTGCTAAGCCACGTAAGTTGATTGTTCCACCTGCACTGCAGTTCGTTGCAACTCGTTTGCTAGAAACCGAACTCCGTGTTGGTACAAACGACAACGACATCAATGCAATCAAGAACAACGGTTCGATTCCAGAGGGTTATACCATTAACCACTTCTTGACCGACACCAATGCTTGGTACTTGACCACTGATGTACCTAACGGTATGAAGCATTTCGTTCGTGTTCCGCTCCAGAATTCTATGGACGGTGACTTCGATACTGGTAACGTACGTTACAAGGCTCGTGAGCGTTATAGCTTCGGCTGGTCCGATCCTCTCGGTATGTTTGGTTCACAAGGCGCCTAAACAAGGTCCTTGTTCCAACGAGAAGCCCCACCTTACCAGGTGGGGTTTTTTATTTCTTTCTTGCTGCTTTTTTAGCTTTTCTTTTAGCTCTTATTTCTTCCCAGTGATGAATGCGGTGGCAGTTTGCGCATAAAACAACACATTTTTGGACTTCTTCCATGGCTCGTTTGAGCTGTCCGTTTCTAATTAAATCCGTGACTACTTTTTTATCATCTTTGATAACGTGGTGAAAATCTAAAGTTGCAGGGTGCTTTTGCCCACACTCTACACAATACAAAGTTTTCTTATAATCTTGCCATTTTTCCCGTGCTTCTTTGCGGCGTTTGGCAGTAGCAGCTTTTACTTTGTATCCGTGTTTTGCGTAGTATCGTTTGTATGTTTCTTTTCGTTTTGGGTCCTTTAGATCCTTGTAAGGCATCAAACTCGCATATTGTATGAATGTCTCAAAATTAAGTTCTTGATTTTTTTAGGTAACTTTGTATAGTCGTTATCAAAGTCAGCAGGCATCTTAGTCCATACTTCTGGCAGTGAAAATGGGGCTTTACCCTTAGGGTACCACTCCCGAGTGTGTTGCATTGCTAAGTAAAAGTACACATAAGCATTAGCTTTTTGTATGTATTCTTTGAGATTAATCGGTAGGTAAAACTCATCTATTTTCTTAGCCGCCCTGCGTTCACAATCTAGTTCTACATTCATAGCGCCAACAAGCATTTGCTTTGTTTTATATGGGCCAAGTTCAATTTTGTGTTCTAACCAGTCGTGCATAACGGTTAAAGGATCCTGATCTTCACCATCAATTTTTACGGTTGCGTTCCAGACCTTGGCTTGCTCGGTATACTGGTCACGATGGCAGGTTTCATGGACCATAATGGGTATCCAATCCTTGGATAGCCCAGCCACAAACAGTCTATCTGTGTGGCTGCAAAAGAACCCCGACACCATAATCCCGTCCATACGTACTTGCTTTTTGCGTTGGAGGTGTACGGCAATATCATGGGCGTTACTAGCCATAACTTCAAACTCGACCCAAGCCCTAACATCTGATGGCAAAGCTTTTAGGTCGACTTCGATCTTATTCATTTTGTTGCCAGAATATATAACCCGACATTAGAAAAGGCATAGCCGCTATATACGACCGCCATGGGCACGTTACCTTTGATACCCTGTTCAATAGCAATATAGGCGTATATCAAACCCGTGACAATAATTAACCATGCGCTCATAGGGGCTCCTGTATGTATTTATTGTATTTATATCAAAAAGAAGTTGCAGAACCTTAAAAAAGTAGTAATATCTACACATCTGGGTGATGAGTCTGTCAAACTGCCCCAGCAGATGCGTACACAATTGACAGGCGGATCTTTGTACGAAGGACAATTAACATGACTTTAGCAACTACCTCTAGCGTATGGCGCTCCACTGGTGGAGATCAAACCCGTACTGCAACTGCTGGCTCCATGGTTATGGCAGCTCAGTTTTTTATCTCTAACTGCGCAGCAAGCGCAAACGTAACCAATTCTGATGGCACCGAGGCTTTGATCCTCCCAGCTGGCGCTATCGTTACTGACGTTACCATTACCGAAACTGGTACTGGCGCTGTTGACTTAGGGTTTACCCCATTAGTCGGAGTTGGCCCAGGACAAAGCACAACTCTTGGAACTCCTGTAGCTAAAGGCTTATTAGATGGTGGCTCTACCGCTTCCCGTGCTAACTTTACTATTGGCACTTCTGGCGCTGGCGCTTCTGTTGGTAACGTAGCTAATGCAACCAACTTGGTTGTTGTAACTACCGCAGCTAACGGTGTAGCTTCTGGTAACTGCTCTGGAATTATTCGTTATTTCGTAGCTGATACTGGCGCAGAAAACGTCTAATAGGAGACCCCTATGGGTATGCAAACAGACGTTCTGTCGTACCATGCAACAAGCTCATCGCTTGCGTATAACGGGCGAACCCGCTTAAAAGGTATTGTTATATCGCCATCTACGTCTACTACATTTAATTCGTGTGTGGTAGACACCGCTGGCGCTTTAACTGGAACCTACGATATTCCAGGTTCAACAACCTGTACTGTGACTATTGCTAACCATGGTTTGTCAAATGGTGATGTAGTAGGACTTAACTTTACTAGCGGTACAGCGGTGGACGACTCTTATACTGTAGCAAACGTAACGACTAATACATTTACTGTAACTACAGCAAGTTTAACGACTAGTGGCGACGTAACTCTATACCCCAAGATTCTTACTGAGCTAGACTGCTCAAGTGGGACTTCGTTTTATACGTTGATTCCTGGTGAGGGTATTCTTGCAACAGAAGGGTTATTTTGCTTGTTACCGTCTACTACCGTAACCATGACTATTTTCTACGGATAGGAATAGACCATGATGCAATATGACGTTAAATCTACCCGTGTATCCAGCACAGGAACCGTTGTAACTCAGCAACCTGTGCGGTTAAAGTGCATCACAGTGACAAGCGCTACGTCATCGTTGCGTAACATTGCGGTTTGTGATCCAACTGTAGTGAAGTCTGGAACTTATAGCCAAACAACCAACACGATTACTTGCACAATTACTGCACATGGTTTTACTAACGGGCAGCGTGTTTTTCTTGACTTTACTACTGGTAATTCAAGAGATGGCGTGTATGCAATTACCCTTGTAGACCCCGATACTTTTACTGTAACTGCAGCAAATTCGATTTCTACATCAGGTAATGTTTCTGCTTATAGCAAAATTAATTTACAACTTGATACTTATAGCACGGTAGGACTACCTGTTCTAATTCCAGGCGAAGGTATTTATTTAAAAAATGGCATGTTTGTAGGCTGCGGGCCATCTGTAACTGCAACGGTGTTTTATGGCTAAGACTCCAGCATGGCAACGCAAAGAAGGTAAAAACCCAAGTGGTGGTTTGAACGCTAAGGGCAGGGCTTCTTACAACCGTGCTAACCCAGGCAAACCGGGGCTAAAAGCCCCACAACCCGAAGGCGGCCCCCGCCGTGATTCGTTCTGCGCCCGTATGAAGGGTATGAAAAAGAAACTAACTTCTGCTAAAACTGCTAATGATCCAAACTCTCGCATTAATAAGTCTTTACGGGCTTGGAATTGCGCTGAAGGTGGTAAGGTTCGAGGTGGTGGATGCGAAGTGCGAGGAAAAACCAAAGGTAAGATGGTATGAGTATGAAAGAGCATTTTAGTGAAGGGACAAAGCACATCCTAGATGGGCTGTCTGTAATAACTGTAATAGGAGCCCTTGTGGAAATTTTGCCCGCTATCGCTGCTTTATTTACGATTGTTTGGACAGGTATCCGAATTTATGAAACGGATACAGTTCAAGAGTGGATTAAACGTGCCAAGCGTAAGTAAAAAACAACATAATTTTATGGCAGCAGTGGCTAAAAACCCTGCATTTGCTAAAAGAGTAGGAGTGCCTCGTTCTGTTGGCGAGGAATTTTTAACTGCCGATAAAGGCAAACGGTTTGGTACTGGCGGTAGCACTGGATATACGTACGGCGGTCAGAATCAAATTAATAAACCAAGGACTCGTTTTGGTAGTAAGTTTGGTTACAAGCTTAATGTCCCTAACGAGAGCGTAACCAAGTATGTTGGCAAAAAGGAAGGTGGAGTAATGAAACATTCGGATATTGCAAAAGATAAGCCCATGATGAAAAAGGTAGCAGCCAAAGCTGTTAAGGGTCATGAGAAGCGTATGCATGGCAAAAAGATGGCTTCTGGCGGTTTGTCTGCTGGACATAAGTCTGCTGATGGTGTTGCTGTGAAAGGCAAAACCAAAGCTAAACAAATCAAAATGTCTTATGGCGGCATGGCTAAAGGCAAAAAGGCTTGCTAAATGGCTACACAAGGCTCCTTTGATTTTGATGAACCCGAGCAGCCTAAAAAGGTAATGCGGGCTTTATCTGAATTGCCTACTGAAAGCGCTGAAGAAGTTCAGAAAGCTAAAGAAAAGGCTAAGGAGCGTGCTATTTTGCGAGAAGCTGAAACTAAAGCCGAAGAAGCTAAGCAAACAACCAGAGAGCGTAATAAAGCTGCTAAAGCTGGACAAGGCACTTTGGATTTAAGTGGGGCAGAAGAAGCTAGAGCTAAATTAAGCAAAATGGCTGAAGAGCATCGTGTTACCGCTAAAGATGAGCGGACTTATAAACGGTTTGGTGAACCTGTGACTCGTGGTGGCGGTGCTATGCCTAAATCAAACCGTGACATCACGAAGAACTATAAAGCTGGTGGCAAAGTGAGAACTGCATCCCAAAGAGCTGATGGATGCTGCATACGAGGAAAAACGAGGGCTTGATTATGGCTGATACAGAATACCCAAAAGCAATACGAAAAGCTGCTGAAGAAAAGGCAAAAAAGGAATACGAGTCAGATAAAACAAACTGGCCTTTAAATCCTAGAAAAGCTGCGTATGCTGCAAGTGATGCTGGAGACGAAGCAGAAAAAGAAGCTCGAAGAGAAGCTACTCGTGGAGTAAGACCGATGAAAAAAGGCGGCACAGCTTCATCCCGTGCAGATGGTTGTGCGATGCGTGGTAAAACTCGGGGCAAAATCGTATGAGAGCCAGTCGTGGCATGGGCGCCATAAACCCATCCAAAATGCCTAAAGGTAAGGTTATTCGTCGTAGGGATAATCCTGATGAAGTCGATATGTACAAAGAAGGTGGTAAAACTTCTAGCGTTAATAAAGCTGGTAACTATACGAAGCCTGGTATGCGCAAGGCTTTATTTGAGAGTATTAAAGCATCTGCTGTACAAGGTACTGCGGCGGGTCAATGGTCTGCTCGTAAAGCGCAGCTCTTAGCAAAACGTTACAAAGAAAAAGGTGGAGGTTATCGTGGCTGATTTTCCTGATTTAACTGGTGATGGCAAGGTTACTCGTGCTGACATCCTAAAAGGTAAAGGCGTTTTTAAAAAAGGTGGCAAGGTTAATTGGATTCAGTCTGCTATTAAAAAACCTGGTGCTTTAAAACAAGCCATGGGTGTTAAGAAGGGCGAGAAGATCCCTGCTAAAAAACTAGCTGCTGCGGCTAAGAAGCCCGGTAAAATGGGACAACGTGCGAGGTTAGCTCAGACTTTGTCGAAGCTAAAGAAAAAGTGAAGATAACTTGGTTCTGGAGATTATTTAATGGCTTTGGCAAAATCCCAACGCAGCCTCAAAGCTTGGACGAAGCAAGAGTGGACGACCAAGTCGGGAAAAAAGTCGTCCGAAACAGGCGAGCGGTATCTACCAAAAAGAGCGATACAAGCGCTAAGCCCCGCCGAGTACGCAGCAACGACTCGAGCAAAACGAGCCGGAAAAGCTCAGGGAAAACAGTTCGTGTCACAACCCCAAAAAATAAAGCAAAAGGTAAAGTCATACCGAAAGGTTAAATAATGTCCACTACAGGAACAAGTACCTTCAACTTGGATATGAATGACCTCATTGAGGAGGCGTTTGAACGTTGCAATCTTGAGTCTCGTTCTGGATATGACTTTCGTACCGCTCGTCGTAGCTTAAATCTTCTAACGATTGAGTGGGCAAACCGGGGTATTAATCTTTGGACTGTTGAGCAGGGCCAGATTGTAATGAACACTGGGCAGGCTATTTATCCTATTCCGGTAGATACGATTGACCTATTAGATACGGTTGTCCGTACTAATAATGGGCAAGGCACAAATCAAATTGATATTAATATTAATCGTATTAGTGAATCTACTTACTTAACAATACCTAATAAAAACGCCACTGGACGCCCTATTCAGGTATTCATTAATCGTCAGTCTGGGAACGTAGCAAACATCCCACAGACCACCTTGGCGGCAGCTATAACTTCTACAGATCAGACAACCATTACACTAACTAATGCGTCAAATCTACCAACTCAAGGATTTATTAATGTTGGGAATGAAACAATTGGATATCAAAATATTGTAGGCAATCAAATTTTGAATGCGTGGCGGGGTCAAAACGGCACTACGGCTACTACACATTCAAATGGGGCTAATGTTTTTGTAAATAATTTGCCTTGTATTAATGTTTGGCCAACTCCAAATCCGCCTGGTAATCAGTACACTTTTGTGTATTATCGTATGCGCCGTATTCAAGATGCTGGGTCTGGCATTCGTACTCAAGACATTCCATTTCGTTTTATCCCCTGCATGGTTGCAGGATTGGCCTATCACTTAAGTGTCAAAATGCCTGGGGTTGATCCTAATAGAATTATGATGCTCAAAGCCGACTATGAACAGCAGTGGACGTTAGCCGAGCAAGAAGACCGGGAAAAAGCAGCGCTACGGGTTGTCCCACGCAATATGTTTTATTACCGTTAATATGCTATGCCAAATAAGTATGCCTCTGGAAAATATGCGATTGCCGAGTGCGATAGATGCGCACAACGGTACAAGCTTAAAGAGTTACGGATTCAGACTCTTAAGACTAAGCCGTACCGGGTCAAAGTTTGCAAAACATGTTGGGATCCAGATCATCCACAATTACAATTGGGTTTATATCCGGTCAACGATCCACAAGCTGTACGGGAACCTCGTCCAGATGTTAGTTATCAGGTTTCTGGACAAAGTGGACTGCAGATAAATATTACGGGTGTTGGGCCAGATGGGTTTGGTAGTCCAGAGTTAGGTAGTAGGATTATCCAGTGGGGTTGGAATCCTGTAGGTGGTGCAAGGGCAAATGATGCAGGGTTAACCCCAAATGACTTGGCACCAGCAGTATTAGTTGGTAATGTAACAGTAACTACAACTTAGGAGTTAAAAATGGGATATAAAAAAGACGCAGATGGCGTAGCTAAAAAAGGTAGAACCGATGCAAAGGTATACCCAAACGATGGTCCTAAACATATTGATAAAGGACCAAAAATTAACAAGAGTTCTTTAAATAAGAACATGAAGTCTATGGGCCGTAATATGGCTCGTATTGCTAACCAAAGAGGTCGATAATGGCTAAATATTCAATGAAAAAAGGCGGCAAAGAAGTAGGCCCAGCTGAGGTCTATGCTGCCCCACATACGATGGATGCAAAAAAGACTAACGTTGATACATATCAAAAAACCGAAACTGGCGCAGAGCGCATAAACAAAATGAACCCATCGGTTGCTGGGGTTAGTAAAGGCGACTATGCTCCTGAGAACCCATACGGTGTTGGTGTAATGCGTGGTTATGGCGCAGCTACCAAAGGACGTAAGATCAGCGGGAAAATGGGCTAATGAATTATTTACAGTTATATAACGCCATTCAGAACTATGCGGAATCGGATGAACAATCTTTTGTTCAGAATATTCCTGTATTCGTTCAACAATGCGAAGAGCGTGTATATAACGCCGTTCAGATCCCTGCTATCCGTAAAAATGTTATCGGTAACTTTACCAACGGAGACCCATATCTAGCGCTACCAAACGATTATCTTGCGTCTTTTTCTTTGGCAGTTATTGATGGGTCTGGCAACTATGAGTATTTGATTGATAAAGACGTTAACTTTATTCGTCAGTCATATCCAAACCCAACAACCGATTCTGGAACCCCTAAATACTATTCCCAATTTAGTCCATACACCTATCTAATAGGCCCAACACCTGACGGGAATTATCAGACTGAGTTGCACTACTATTACTATCCAGTCTCAATTGTGCAGGGTGTGATTGGTGGTCTTGGAACTGTTTCTGGTGGATCTGGATACACAAACGGTTCATATAGAAACGTCCCGCTAACTGGCGGCTCTGGACAGTATGCAATAGCTGATATTGTGGTTGCAGCGGGCGCAGTAACAACTGTAACCCTTAAAGATGGTGGATCTTTCTATGTGGTTGGCGATGTATTAAGTGCTGCAACATCAAACATTGGTAATACTGGAGCTGGATTTTCAATACCAGTATCCACCATTAATAACCCAACCGGCACATCTTGGTTGGGCGATAATTTTGAAACAGTTTTACTGTATGGCTCGTTGCGTGAAGCCGTGATCTTCCAAAAGGGAGAACAAGACATGGTTGCCTATTACGAGCAGAAGTATCAAGAATCCTTAGCATTGCTTAAAGACTTGGGTGATGGTAAAGATCGTAGAAGCGCATACCGTGATGGACAACTCAGGCTACCTGTCCCTGGGCCTGTTAGATAATTTAGGAGCAATAAATGGCAATTACACAAGCAATGGCTACCTCTTTCAAGGTGCAACTTTTGGAAGGGCAGCATAATTTTTCAGCAGATACGTTTAAGTTAGCGCTGTATACCAGCTCTGCTACGCTTAATGAGAATACAACCGCATATACCACCAGCAACGAAGTGCCTTCAACCGGAAACTACAGCGCTGGCGGAAACACCTTAACGGTTAGCGTAACCCCAACCAACTCTGGAAACGTAGCATTTATTTCGTTTTCAAATACTTCTTGGGCTAACGCAACAATTACCGCAAACGGTGCCTTGATATACAACAACAGCTTATCAAATGCAGCTGTTTGTGTATTGGCGTTTGGTGGTGACAAGACCTCTACTAACGGTACTTTTGCAGTTAACTTCCCAACGGCAGACGCAAGCAGCGCAATTATTCGCTTGACCGCTACCTAATTAGGGGAGCCGAATGGCTTTAATACTGCAAGACCGAGTTAAGGAACTCAGTAACTCTAGTGGCACAGGATCGATTACGTTAGCTGGTGCGTATACTGGCTATCGCACGTTTAATTCCTGCATACCTAATGGGTCAGTTGTTTACTACACTATCCACAACACGACATCTCCAAATGATGGCGAGTGGGAGGTGGGATATGGCACATTTACATCCCCAAGCACTTTGTCTAGGGACTTTGTCTATTCTTCATCTAACGCAAATGCATTAGTTAATTTTAGTACCAGTAGTGATTTAGAAGTATTTATTACCCAGCCAGCAGAACAGGCTATTTATCAAGAAACTAACGGCGATCTTAAGTTAGTAAATGGTGTTATTACAGTGTCTATTGATGGCACTGAAGGTAATACTCTTGCAAACACTACATATCAGGCATTCGGCACCATAAATAATTTTATTCAGATGAACCAGCAAAACTTGTCTGGTGGGTCTGGCGCATCTACTGATTATGTGGCTACGAACGATACGGGTGATGACACTAAGAATTACATTGACCTTGGTATTGGTAGCTCAGGCTATAGTTCGATAGATTTTCCGCTGCATAAAGCAAATGATGGTTATTTATATGTAATTGGTGATGGCGTCAATTCTGCAAACTTGGTTGTTGGTACAGGCAACACTGGTAATGTTATTGTTCATACTGGTGGAATTAATACCCCAAATATTGTTGTTACATTAGACACAAACCAAAACGCTTCTTTTTCTAATAACGTATCTATTACGGCAAACGTAGCGGCAAACAACGCAAATTTCACAACCGCTGCCTATGCCAGCTCAAACGTATCTTTAATTACCCAAGCAAACCAATTAGTTACAAAAGAGTATGTAGATAATTCTACGTCTGCGGGACTTCATATCCACGAGCCAGTATTGGTAGAGACCACTGGCAACCTTAATGCCACCTATGCTCAGGGCGGTACGACATTTAACATTACAGACACCATTTCACCAAACACAGTCGTAACGTCTGTAGCACATGGATTATCTGTAAACGATCAAATTTGGCTGACCTCAACGGCTGGTAACGGCTTATCAGCTAATACCGCTTACTTTGTTTTTTCAACGCCAAACTCAACGGCCTTAACACTGTCCACCAACTTTGGTGGGGCGCAATATACAGGCATTACTAATGGATCTTCTTTAACCTATGCTACCCGTGCTAATTCTGGTGTAGGCGCTACACTAACTAATGCTGGTGCTAACGTAGCTTTAGTTGTTGATGGGGTATCTTTAGCTAACACCAACCGAGTTATGGTTCGGCTGCAAACAAACCCAGCTGAAAACGGTGTTTATGAAGTTTCTAACCCTGGTAATGGTTCTGCACAATGGGTATTAACTCGTGCTGCCGATGCTGATTACTTTAGCCCAACCGACACAAATGGCTTGGGTGAAGGCGATTATTTCTTTACTCAAAGTGGCAACATTAATGCTGGTGACTCTCATGTACTAACTACGCCTGGCAACATTATTATTGGTTATACAAACCTAACCTATACCCAGTTTAGCGGTTCTGTTACTTACACTGGCACAGCCCCCATTAATGTATCTGGTCAGACTATTGCTTTAACAGGTACGGTAGGTGCAACCAATGGAGGTACTGGAGCTAATACAGTTGCCGTTGGTGATTTGTTATATGGCTCAGCAACAGACACATGGAGCAAGCTACCTCTTGGCACCGCTTATAAACCGTTGGTAGTCAATGCTAGTGGTACACAGATAGAGTGGAACGCCTTGGCACTTAATCAAAGTGCAGCAGTGTCTGGAAATCTAGCCGCAACTAATGGTGGTACTGGTTTTGGTACTTATGTCCTTGGCGACATACTGTATTCAGACGCAACAAATAGCCTTGCAAAACTGCCTGGCAATATCACAACAACCAAGAAATATTTACAGCAACAAGGTGATGGAGCTAACTCAGCAGCTCCAAGCTGGCAACAGATTGCTAACACTGATATTACTGGGCTTGGCACTATGTCAACTCAGAATGCCAATGCAGTAACTATTACTGGTGGATCTTTAGATAATGTCGTAATCGGTGGCAATACAGCAAACACGGCGACCTTTACAAACGTTAGTGCTACAAATGGTAACTTTACCAATATTACTGGTAACGCTATATCTCTAACCGACATTAATGCATCCAACATCACCAGCGGAACAATAGCAAATGCTCGTACCACAGGCAACACGGCAAACAGTGCAAACACTTTAGTGCTTCGTGATGCAAACGGCAGTTTTGGCGCAAACATTATTTCCGCAACGTTTAACGGCGATGGCTCAAGTATTAGCGCAATAAACGCCAGCAACATTTCAAGCGGAACTATTGCGAACGCTCGCACAACCGCCAATACTTCTAACAGTGCAAGTACGATTGTTCTAAGGGACTCAAGTGGTAGCTTTGAAGCTAATACAGTTAATGCAGTTTCTTTTGTAGGTAACGGTGCAACAATTACAGCTATCAATGCTTCTAACATCAGCACAGGAGTAATTGGAAATGCCTACACCACTGCTAATTCTTCTAACGGTTCTAGCACTATTGTTCTTCGTGACGCAGGTGGTGCTTTCGCTGCTGGAGCTATAACCGCTGATTCTTTCTCAGGTAACGGCTCTGCTATTACCGCTATCAACGCTTCTGCAATTACTACGGGGACTATAGACAATGCCAGGACTACTGCTGCTTCTGCCAATGGTGCTTCCACTATTGTGGCTCGTGATGCTGGGGGTAATTTCAGTGCCAACACGATAACAGCCACTACTTTTAGTGGTGCTTTCTCTGGTAATGGCGCAACCTTAACAGATATTAATGCATCCAATATTTCATCTGGTACTATAGCGACAGCCCGACTTGCTACTGGAACTGCCAACAGCTCCACCTATCTGCGTGGCGACCAAACTTGGGCTTCGGTTACAGCATCAGTATCTGTTGACACAACTACCACACCGCCAACCGTAGCTGCTGGAGGTTTATGGTGGGATAGCGATATTGGTGTTGATTATATTTATTACAATGATGGATCCAATACTAGATGGGTCAACTTTAGCGGTAGTACAAAAGCAGAATTTATATTTGACGGCGGTTCCGCAAACATAACAGATTGGAACTCTATTTCAATAATTAACGGTGGGAGTGCAACATAATGCCAGCAGTAACTATACAAGTACGCCGAGATACGGCAGCAAACTGGACTTCAGCCAATCCTACTTTGGCGGCTGGAGAATGGGCTTTAGAAACAGATACCAAAAAAATAAAGATTGGTGATGGCACAACCGCATGGACATCTTTGCCATACGGAACTGCTTTAAATGGAGTTGCTGGAACGACAACTGTTCCGCCTTTGCAGCTTGCATCTGGAACCAACCTAACCACCCCCGCTGCTGGCGCTGTCGAATATGACGGCACTGTGTTTTATGGTGACTTTGCAGCTAGTGCAAGAGGCGCTTTGCCCGCTGAATCTTTGCTGGTTTTAAATTCAACATACACTCTTACATCGCAAACTGCTGCACAACGGTTATTTAATAACACTGCTAACGGCGCAATTACTCTACCAGTTGGAAACTATCAATTTGAGTGTTTTTATTCGTTATCTTCAATGTCTGCGTCATCTGGTTCGTTTGGATTTGCTTTAGCTGGAACAGCAACTTATACACAACGTTGGTGGTCAATTGCACAAAAGGGAACTGCCACATTAGCAACTGCTACAGCCACGCAATCTACATACAATACGGCAGCCAACACAACCTTAGCAACCGCATCAGTCAATACTGTTGGTTACGCTTGGATTAGAGGAACAATTAACATTACTGTGACTGGAACAGTTATTCCTCAAGTTTCATTGGGTGTTGCCGCCGCCGCAGTAGTTGGTGTAGGTTCTTACTTTAAGATTTCCCCAATGAGCGGAACCAGCGGCGTAACCAATATTACTATCGGAAACTGGTCATAATATGGCTGCAATACTGTTTCCTTCTAGTCCATCTACTGGTGATATATACACCAATAATGGATATTCTTGGCGGTGGGACGGTACCGTTTGGGAAGCTATTAAAGTTCCACAACAAGGAGCATTTACTTTAGGCACTTTAAATGGTGGAGACTCAAATGCATCTAATGGATCTTATACAGTAACGACCGTAGAAAATATTGGACTGCCATCGCCATATGGAAACAGAGGTTCTTTTATTGGATCAAATGGAAATGTTTGGGTATTAACAGATAACGTAAGAACTTTAGGCGTTGGAACCTCTTCTTCTGGGACAACTGGTGAAATTAGAGCAACTAATAACATTACTGCTTATTTTTCAGACGAGCGACTAAAAACAAAACTAGGTAATATTGAAAACGCTCTTGAAAAATTAATGACACTTGATGGGTTCTATTATCAAGCTAACGAAACAGCTCAAGCGCTTGGTTACGAACCTAAAAAAGAGGTCGGAGTGTCTGCTCAACAAGTTGAAAAAGTTATGCCAGAGGTTGTAGCTCCTGCTCCAATCGATAGCCAATATTTAACGGTAAGATACGAAAAATTAGTGCCTCTTTTAATTGAAGCCATTAAGGAGATGTCTTTAGAAATAAAAGAAATTAAAGCATCGCTAAATAAATAATAATGGGTGGCATAAATGACACTAAATGCATCTGGCCCAATTAGTTTAGGGGGATCCGTAACAGGGGAATCAATTAATATCGAGTTAGGACAAAGTGCTACTGCACAAGTATCACTTAACGATACGAACGTTAGAGCTTTGGCTAACGTAACTACACCACAATCCACCATAATTGTGCCGACAAATTTTTATGGCAAAACAAAAACATTTAGTTTTACTATTTCTGCCGATACAACTAATGCAAATTTAAGAACCCTTGCCATAAATGCTGGATGGAACACTGCAGATATTGTTGAGGCAACCATAGCAAATGGAATCGTTGTTTCATCAAACTCAACTGGGACGCCAGGATTGACTGTTAACGGCTCTTTCCCAGCTGGAGTATTTTTAATCAACAACGGCTTCATTAATGGAATGGGTGGTGCTGCTGGAAGAGGCGGTGGTTACAATCCCCCTTTTGCAACAGCAGGAGGCGGGGGTGGTACAGCCCTTGCAGTGTCGGTTGCAATAACTATTACCAATAACGGCACCATTGCTGGTGGCGGCGGTGGTGGCGGTGGTGGTCAGGGTGATTTTGACGGTTGTTTTACAAACGGCGGTGGCGGTGGCGGTGGTGGAAGAACGGGTCGAACAAACTCCGCTGGCGGTGCAGCTGGCGGTGGAGATAGACCAGGAAGCCCTGGCGGCGCTGGAACATTTGCCGCTGCTGGCGGTGCGGGCGGTGCTGGTGGTGGTGGAGCTTCTCCTGGAGGCAACGGAGGAGGCTGGGGATCTGCAGGGCAAACCGCTCCATCAGGAAGCCCAGGATTTGGAGGAGCTGGTGGCGCTGCTGTAACTGGAAATTCAAACATAACTTGGTTAGCCTTTGGAACTCGCAATGGCGGTATATCTTAACGGAGCTTAAATATGGAATACCAAATTACTTCTTTTGACGAAAAAACAGGATCTATTACTGTAGCCTATCGGCACAACGGTGAAATAGTTGGCATTTGGGGTATTGACGTACCTATCGGAGAGGATGGTAACTATATTACTGGCGAAGAACTAGAGCAAAGAATTATGTCTCAATATCCGTCTTGGGTTATTGAAAGAATGGAAAGACTAAAAGCTGGCATACCTAATGCAAATGTCATAGCTTCATTAGTGGTGCCGTTACCTGCAGAGCCAGTGAAACAAATGGAAAACGTTGGTACCCAAGACTTATGATTATTCAAGTTCCGCATAAGCATGCGTTTACATATAACGGCGTAACCGTTGCAGTGTTTCATGCCAATAAAGGACAGGGTTTACCAAGGCATGAACATTTGTATAGCCATGCAACCATGTGCAATGCTGGATCTTGCATTATTCGTAAAGAAAACAAAGAGTTAGTCATGACAAAAGATACCAAACCAGTGAACCTTTTGGCAAATGAGTGGCATGAAATTGAGGCTTTAGAAGATGGTACTGTGTTTGTAAATATTTTTGCAGAGAATAGATAATGTTTGCGGGTTTTCCCTATGCTGGCGCCCCGTTTGCGGATTCAGGGCAGGTCGCAGTTGATGCGCTAGTTAATCTTACTGGCGTAACTGCTGTCGGTGTTGTAGGCACAGTTAACGTAAATACTGACCAAAATATAGATGTCACTAGTGTTAATGCCGTTGGTCAAGTAGGAACAGTATCAGTTGTAGCACAAGCAAATGTAGCATTAACAGGTATTAAAGCACCCGTATTAGTTGGTACCGTAACCGTCGAAGCGGATAGTACTGCAGACTTCACGGGTGTTTATGCAGTAGGTCGGGTTGGCGATGTAGACGCCCAAGCAAACGCAGTAACTAATTTAACAGGCGTTTATGCGGTTGCTAGGGTTGGCAATGCACAAATTACTGGCGATGCCACTGTAGATACTACTGGCGTATTTGCCGTAGGTCGAGTTGGCGATGTAACTGTAAATGCTGATGCGATTGTAGATTTAACTGGGGTATATGCGGTAGGGCGCATTGGCAATGTAGACGTCCAAGCTGGTGCGGTGGTTACGGTAACTGGGGTAGCTGCAATTGGGGTTACAGGCTCGGTTACGGTTATAGGCGATGTAATTGTTGATTTAACTGGCGTTTACGCCGTTGGCAGGCTTGGAAACGTAGATGTATCGGGTGGCGCAGAAGTCTTTGTAACGGGTACTTTTGCAGTTGGTAGGATTGGCGATGTAGCGATTTCTGGGTCGGCTACTGTCCTAGTGACAGGTGTTAAGGCTGTTGTTAAACTTAATGTCGTAAACGTTTGGGGATTGGTAGATGATGCCCAAATTGCTGGATGGGCGGATATTAGTCCTAGCCAAGTGGCTGGATGGAGCGAAATAAGCCCCAGCCAAGTGGCTGGATGGAGCGAAATTAGTCCAAGTCAAACGCCTGGTTGGGGTGAAATTACTCCAAGTCAGTCACCGAATTGGACAAAAGTATTAGTGCCTTCGGGCTTTGATGATTAAGGATAAATTATGGCAACAACATATTCAACCAGTTTAAAGTTAGCGCTGATTGGTGATGGCGATCAGTCTGGTATTTGGGGGCAAACTACAAATACAAACCTAGGTACATTGGTTGAGCAGGCAATTACTGGTGTTACGTCAATTACTATGACGGATGCCAATTACACATTAACCAGCTTTAATGGCATTACAGACGAAGCCAGAAGTGCTGTTTTAGTTGTAAATGGATCAAATAACGCAATTCGTAATGTGATTCCACCGCTTGTTAAAAAGCTATATACCGTTACAAACAATACGGCTGGTGGTTATGGAATTAGAATTATTGGCTCTTCTGGAACTGGTGTAGTAATTCCAAACGGAGCAACCTGCCTTGTTTATTGTGACGGTGTAAATTTTTATAACGGATTAACAGGATCTGCTGGTAGTTTTACTGTATCTGGAGACTTATCAACTTCAGGCAACGCATCTGTAACTGGTGCCCTATCTGGAACAACAGCTACATTTTCTGGTGCAATTTCATCTGTATCACCTGCATTTACTGGAACGCCGACTGCACCAACAGCAGCGGCTGGAACAAACACCACACAAATCGCTACAACTGCGTTTGTAAACCAGAACTCAATCGTTACTGGTTCTTTATTAATGTGGCCAACAGGATCTGCTCCAACTGGATATTTATTGTGCGATGGCACTCCAGTATCAAGATCAACCTATGCTGCATTATTTGCAATTATAGGAACCACATTTGGTAGTGGTGATGGACTTACAACTTTTAACCTACCAGACTACCGTGATCGGATGCCAATTGGCAGTGGAACAATTGCTGCAAGTATTGGTACAACAGGCGGTAGCAAAGATGCTATTGTTGTAAGTCATACACATACAGCAACCTCATCTGTTACAGACCCAGGCCATACACACTCATCTAATGGTAATAACTTCCTTGGTAATTACGCTGGCGGTGGAATTAACGTTCGTGCTGATATTAGATCATATGGTATGGCAACTGTAGGGGTTAATTCAGCAACCACAGGCGTTTCTGTTGCCACAACCGTTGCTTCTGCTGGATCTAGTGGTACAAATGCAAACTTGCCACCATATTTAGGCATCAACTTTATTATTAAAACTTAAAATTATGATTAAAGAAATCCAAGACTCTATGAATGGCGGTGAATTTAAACCACGCCATACGATTGAAATTTATTGTCCTAATTGCGGGTACGATGTTTCTGAGGCGGAACTTGCTGCCAAAATGTGTAGTGACTGTGGTCATAGCTTAGAAGAGCCTGAGCAACATGTATCTATTGTTGTTGCTAATATGTCGTTTGGTGGGAGCACGCTATGAATGAGCATGAGTCAGCGAAAGAAGTTGCTGGCAAAGCAATTGGTCGGCACGGTTTAATCTACATCACCCTTATTGTGGCGATGGGTGTGGGCGCTTCTATTGTCCTTGAAGAATCCAAAATGGCTGCGGTGATGGGGCTACTTGGTGCTTCTTTAACAGCCCTTATCTCGATGATGAATGGTGTGGCTGGTGCAACACCTAAGCAAGAGAAGCCTGAGTTTGAGATCATGAAGCAGCTTATTGAGCGCTTAGACCGTATGGCTGATCGTGACCCAGTATCTGTCGCAGTTGATAAAGATAAGGTGTTGGTTCACAAAGGTGAAAATCAAACCGCAATTGGGAGGTAATATGTTTCCATTAACTGCTTTGTTTGATGTAGGGATGAAGGTCTTAGACAAGTTTATCCCCGACCCAGAAGCCAAGGCTAAAGCCCAGCAAGAACTTCTTAAGATGCAACAAGAAGGCAGGCTTGCCGAACTCAATGCCGATAACATTGAGGCTCAAGAACTAACCAAACGCCAACAATCCGATATGACTTCGGACTCTTGGTTGTCTAAAAACATTCGCCCTATGACCCTGATATTTATTCTTGGCGCTTACTTTGTATTTGCCATGATGTCAGCATTTGGGTCTAATGCCAATGAAAAATATGTTGAGTTGCTTGGCCAGTGGGGCATGTTAATAATGAGCTTTTACTTTGGTGGACGTACCCTTGAAAAAATCATGGATATGAAGTCAAAGGAAAAGAAGAATGCTTGAGTCGCAGTTACTTGCTCTCGGTATTGATGGTAAGTGGCTAGAACCACTCAAAGAGACTTTTGATAAGTACAATATTGATACGCCTCAACGTCAAGCGTGTTTTATTGGGCAGTGTATGCATGAGTCTGGTGGATTTAAACTGCTCCAAGAAAATCTAAATTACAGCGCCCGTGCGCTTATGGCTACTTGGCCGAGCCGATTCCCAACGGAAGAAGAGGCTAACAAATACGCCCGCCAGCCAGAAAAGATTGCCAATAAAGTTTATGGTGGTCGGATGGGTAACGGCCCAGAAGAAACTGGGGATGGTTGGAAGTATCGTGGGCGTGGCATTAAGCAGCTCACAGGAAAGGAAAACTATGAGCGATGCGGATCCGGTTTGGGTGTGGATCTTGTCAGTGATCCTGATAAGTTATTGGATCCTAAATATGCGGCTCTAAGTGCAGGATGGTTTTGGAATAAACATAATCTCAATGACTTGGCAGACAAGAATGATATTGAGACAATGACAAAAAGAATTAATGGTGGGCTGCTTGGGTTGGATGCTCGAAAAGCAGCTATTGCAAAGGCTAAATCAGTATTAGGGTAAACCAGTATGCCATTACAAAAACTACAATTTAGACCAGGTTTAAACCGAGAGGGTACTGACTACTCTAATGAGGGTGGCTGGTATGACGGTGACAAAATACGCTTTCGTTCTGGATTTCCAGAAAAAATTGGTGGTTGGACTCGTATGGCTACAGCCCAGTTTTTGGGTGTTTGCAGATCTCTATGGAATTGGGTTGCATTAAGTGGTGCCAATTATTTGGGCGTTGGCACAAACATAAAATACTACATTGAGCAGGGCGGAACCTATAACGACATTACTCCTGTGGTGTATGTATCCAGCCCAGCATTAAATAATGTGTTTACCATCTCAAATGGATCAAACGTTGTAACAGTAATTGATACACAATATAGCCCAAGTATTGGCGATTATGTAACCTTTTCTGGTGCTAATACTATTAGCACAAGCAATATAACAAATACTATTCTTAATCGAGAATACGAGGTTGCATCAATTGTTAACTTGAGTGCTTACACAATCGTAGTTTCAGCAACCGCTAATGCTAACGCAACTGGCGGTGGAAATACAATTATTGCCTCATATCAACAACCAATAGGATCAAATATTTATACGTTTGGTAACGGCTGGGGTGCTGGGCCTTGGCCTGTCGATGGGATAGCAACAAGCCTAACTGATCCATTTGCAACCACAAACGGAAGTAATGTGGTTACAGTTACTCAAACAGCCCATGGTTTGACTAACGGGCAAGCAGTTATTTTCTCCAATGCGGCTGCTACTGGCGGGGTTGCAAGCGTTTTCTTAAATACATTGTTTTATCCAACCGTGGCAAATGCTAACGCATACACAATTACGGTTCAGGCTACTGCTAATGCAACCACTACTGGTGGCGGTAATGTAATTGCTTATACACAAACTGGTACTCGAGGATGGGGTGATGCAGCCAGCGTTGGTATTGGACAGCAATTAAGACTTTGGACAAATGACAATTTTGGGCAACAACTTTTTATAGCGCCCCGTGGGGGATCAATTTTCTACTGGATACCAGCCAATCAAGTTTATCCAAACGCTACGCCTGGTGGATTAGGGACAAGAGCGCAGTCTTTAGCAACACAATCAACAGCGGCTGGTTACGATGGAACTAGGGTTCCAACGGCAACGTTTCAAATTGTATCCTCAGCAATCCAACGTTTTATTATTGCTTTTGGTGCAAACCCTTATGATCCAGTAACTGCTGGTACTACTTTTGATCCCATGCTGGTTCGTTGGTCAGACCAAGAAAATCCATACGAATGGGTTCCTGCAGCCACCAATCAATCTGGTGAGTTTAGGCTTTCTAACGGTTCATTTATTATGGGTGCCAAACCGACCCGTCAAGAGATTTTAGTTTGGACAGATTCGGCCATATATTCCATGCAATATCTTGGGCCTCCTTATGTTTGGGGGTTTCAAATATTGATGGATAACATTTCTGTAATGTCTCCAAACTCCATGATTACGGTTAACAACGTAACTTATTGGATGGGCGTTGATAAGTTTTATGTTTACTCTGGACGTGTAGAAACGTTACCATGCGCACTACGTCAATACATTTTTGAAGACATTAATAAAACACAATCATTCCAAGTGTTTGCTGGAGGCAACGAAGGATATAACGAAGTTTGGTGGTTCTACTGTTCGCAAAACAGCAATACGGTTGATAAGTACGTTATTTACAATTACCTAGAGCGAGTATGGTATTACGGATCTTTAGCCAGAACTGCGTGGCTAGATTCTGGTATTCGTGAGTTCCCAATGGCTGCTGATTACAACAATAGAATTTTATTCCATGAGTCTGCAGTAGATGATGTTTCTGGAGATGCTCCAGTGCCAATTGTGTCGTACATTCAATCATCTGACTTTGATATTGGTGACGGCCATAATTTTGGTTTTGTGTGGCGCATATTGCCAGACATTAACTTTAATGGGTCAAACACTAATAAACCTTATGTAACCATGCAGGTAAAACCAAGACGTAACTCTGGTACGCCTTACGGAACAGCAGACAATCCAACAGTTGAAAGCGCTGACAACTTTACAAATGTTCCTGTGTATACGGTACAAGAGTTTGATGGTCAGGTGTATACACGTTTGCGTGGACGACAAATGGCATTTAGGATTCAGTCTGATTCTTTAGGTGTTGCTTGGCAGCTTGGAAGTCCCCGTATCGATATTCGTAATGATGGACGTAGATAATGGCTTATATACCAATAAGACCACCTAAAGCTCCTAATTTATTAATTGCCCCAGTTGCCTACGCTCAGCTGTATCAAGACCAGTTAAATAATGCCCTACGCCTTTATTTCAATCAAATTGATAATTTTAGTTTTGGGCTAGGAGATACCAATGGTGGTGGATACCTTAGTTTCCCGCATATAGCAGCCTCAGACTCTACCGATCAGTATGCTACAGGAGACGATACTCCAACAGTCGTAAATTTTGACACTTTAGATTCTGGATCAGGGTTTACCCTAAACGCTCCTGGTTCTGCAACGGCTGGTGTGTCTGGTATATACACAATTAGGTACAGCGCTCAGCTAATTAATACGGATAATGATATTCATAACGCCACATTTTGGTTAAAAGTAAACAATTCAGACGTAATTAATTCAGCGACTATATTTAGTATTCCAGCACGGAAAAGCGCTGGCGTCCCGTCATATTTAACTGCTTATTCAGAAGTAACTTTTGCAGTTAATGCAGGTGATGAAATTGAACTATATTGGGCTACAGAAAAGGCTTATGATTCAGTCGGCCCAGTAGAAGGCATATACATTTACCACGACGATGCTTGGACAGTAGCTGGAGGAGACCCTTATGCTAGACCAGCAGTTCCATCTGTAATTGGCTCAATAACGTTTGTTTCTAGACTACCCACAAGCGCTTAACAATGATAAACTTCAAACAAATCAACCTTATGAGGTGATTATGGGATTACACCATACAGCACACTATTTAAAATCCAAAGGTAGAAATAACGATACCGAACTTGTTCACATGACCAAAGGTGAAGTCAAAGGGCTTCAAGCTTTGGCTTTGCGGCATGGTGGATCCTTAACAATTAACCCAGATACGGGTTTACCCGAAGCCGGATTTTTAGAAGGTATTTTGCCGACAGTAGCGGGTGTCGCTGCTGGTGCTATAACAATGAATCCATTTATTGGAGCTGCCGTAGCTGGTGGTTTAACTCTAGCCACAGGTGGTAGTTTAGTGCAAGGCATAATGTCCGGTATTGGTGCATATGGTGGATCAGGTCTACTCCAAGGACTATCTGAAGCTGGTGCAACTCAAGCTGCCGCTGAAGGTGCTTCTCAAGCGGTTCAACAACAAGCCGTAACTTCCGGACTTCCAACAGTAACATCAGCAGCTCAAACCACACCTGCATCTATTAATGCCGCTGCTGAAGCAATGAAAAATATACCTTCGGCGATGCCAGAAGTATTGTCCGCAGCTCAAACCACACCAGCGTCTATTAATGCTGCAGCCCAAGCAATGTCTAACGTAGCTCCAAGCATACCTTCAATATCAAGTCCTGCTCAAGCAGCTAGTTTGTTGAGTAAAGGCGCAATAACTCCTGAACAGTATGCTACTTTTTCTCAAGAATTTGCTCAGAGAGTTCCAGCTGCCACCGGTGCCAGCCCTATGTCTTTTGAAAATTTAAAGCGTGGTATTGGTTTTGGTCCACAGGGATTTAGCCCAACAACATTTGGCACTAACGTTTACGACGTAGTAAAACAACGTCCCATGCAAGCTATTGCAGCGGCAACCCCATTTTTGATGGGTCCAGCTTCTACAACGCCGACTATGCCAGGCGTTCCAGTTGAACAAAATCCTATGGGTTTATATACTTTATCACCCAATTTCCAACCGTATACTGCTGTACCTAACGTTTATACACCTACGTATAAAGACTATAGATATGCAGCAGAAGGTGGAATTATGAAGCTAGCCGCAGGTGGGCAACCTAGTGGCCCAGTAGAACGTATGTCTATGATGGGACAACAGCCCGGCATGTATCCACAAGGAATGATTGATAAAACTTACTACGCTACACCTACGCAACGCCCTGCCAGCATGGAAGTTGTAGCGTCTGACTATGACACCCCAGTTAATCCAATTACTGGTTTACAACCTATGGGTATGAATAAAGGAGGTAATGTTGCGCAGTATTTACCCAAAGGTGACGCTGGTACATATAGAGACACAGATCCCTCTACAAAAGGTTTAAGTGCTTTAGACGCCGCTGAATTACGCCGTAAAAAATTAATGGGTCGCTTTGGTATTCCTATGGCGCAGATGCCAAAAACAGGTATTAAAGCTCTTGGTGGTGATATGTCAGACACAGCTGCTAAAGGTGGCGTTGCTCACTTAGGTGATTATTCAGATGGTGGTCGTCTACTTAAAGGCCCTGGTGATGGTATGTCTGACCATATTCCAGCAACGATTGGACGTAAGCAACCAGCTCGTTTGGCCGACGGTGAATTTGTTGTTCCAGCAGATGTAGTTAGCCATTTGGGTAATGGATCTACCGATGCTGGTGCTCGTAAGTTGTACAAGATGATGGATAAGATTCGTGCTGCAAGGACGGGTAAAAAGAAACAAGCCCCCGCAGTTAAAGCCGAAAAATACTTACCAGCATAGATGTTACAAAGTGCTCAATCTAATGAAGCTAAAGCCATTGCACAAGCCTATTTACTTGAGCATGCGGGTGTGCAACCTTGTGCAGATTTTCAAGCATTATTTTGGGTTGGGCAGGATAATCAGATTGAATGGGTTATTGGCTACACAGCCTTTATAGGAAAGACTTGCCAAATGCACATGGTTAATTTAAAAGGAGGCTATACACCCAAAGGCTTACTTTTTGGTGCATTTGATTATCCTTTTAATTATTTAGGGTTAGAAAAAGTGTTTGGTATTGTAAATAGCCTTAATACCAAAGCTATGGAGTACGATAAAAAACTAGGGTTTAAAGAAGCTATACGATTCCCTGGTATGCACTGCGATGGTGGTGATTTAGTAGTATTTGAAATGAATAAGGCTGATTGTCGCTGGATTAGGGAGCGGGTAAAACATGAAACTGAATTGGTCTCGTAGAGAATTAGAAGCCTTTGGCGAACCCCTAGGCGATAGCGTTACTCAGCGCAAACTAGGCGGTGGATACATTTGTGGCGGCGGTGGTGGTAAAGGCGGCGGTGGTGGTGGCGCTCCTGCTCCAGCCCCTACTCAAACTACTGCGTATAACACTAACATTCCAGAGTATGCTAGGCCATATGTACAGTCCATGTTGGGGGCCACACAAAAGCAACTTTTTGAAACATCAGATGGACAAATTACTGGATTTAAACCATATACCCCATACAGCACAGACCCTACTGCTTATGTAGCACCATTTAGTCCACAACAAGAACAAGCATTTAAAGGTGTAGCTAACTTACAACAACCCGGTCAATTTGCACCTGCTACTGGTCTTGCTGCAGCTTCAGGTCTTGGTTCGTTAGGTATTGCTGGACAAGCTGCTGGTACCGGAGCTGATTATTATTCATTAGCTACTAGCCCAGAGGCTATGGGTGCTTTCATGTCACCCTATATGCAGAATGCGGTTGACCGCCAAAAGTTTGAAGCTACTCGTGATTATGCTAAACAACTACAAGCTCAAAAAGCTCAAGCAGTCGGCGCTGGGGCGTTTGGTGGTAGTCGTCAAGCTATTGTTGAGTCTGAAGCCCAGCGTAATCTCAATCAACAGTTACAGAATATTCAAGCAGCTGGCACACAACAAGCATTTCAACAAGCTCAACAAGCTCAACAGTTTGGCGCTGGACTTGGTTTACAAGGACTTCAAGCTAGCTTGCAAGGTTTAGGTCAAGCTGGACAAGCTGCTGGTACGTTAGGTCAATTAGGAACTGCTCAACAAGCAACTGATTTAGATCGCTTAAGGTCTCAACAGCAAATGGGTGCCTTGCAGCAACAACGCCAGCAAGATATTATTAATCAAGCTGTTCAAAACTACGCTATTCAACAACAGTATCCGCTCATGCAGTTAGGATTTATGTCTAATATGTTGCGTGGTTTACCGTTGCAATCTCAAACAACCCAGCTTTATCAGGCGCAGCCGACTACTACTCAACAAGCGATTGGCTTACTTGGTGCTGGCGCATCGTTATTTGGTAAAGCAGGTGGCGGTGCAATTAAAGAATACCGTGAAGGTGGCATTGCTAGCGCAGCCCCTGGATATAAATATGGCACGTTAATATCTGAGCCAAAACTTGAGGCCATGGCTGATGACCTTACTGTCGAGCAACTACAGGCTCGATTACGTGATCCAGCATTAACTCCTGGTGAGCGTCAGATATTCCAAGAAGCATTAGCTGAAAAAATGCAGCAAGAAAAAGCTCGTGTATCAGGTATTGCTATGGCTGGTGGACCAGCATTTGAATCACAAGGTATGGCAGGTGGTGGTATTGTTGCTTTTTCAGATGGCGGCTTAGGTATGATAAACCCTGAGTTTGGTGGTGGAGATCAAACCATGGATCGGCTACGCATAGAACAACTACAGTTACAAAAAGATATTGACCAATATAACTTCTTAAAAGATGCTTCTCCAGTTGCGGCTGAACGCATGTTAGCTTCAAATCCAATGCTTAGAGACAAAGTATCTCCAGCACCTGCCCCAGCTCCGGTTGCAGCAGCTAAACCACCTGCACCAAAAGAAGAGATATGACAGTTCTGCGGGAGCAAGATCTCCAATTACTAAAGCAAAAACTGCAGCCGACTTTTTAGCAGAACAAAAAGAAATGGGGCCCAAAGGTGAGCTTGGTGCTGACTTTGAAAAATTTATTAGTGAGCGCTTAGGTAAAAGCGGGGAAAGATTAAGCCGTGATGAGCGTATGGCTATGGCTAAAGGGTTCCTCAAATTTGCTTCTACTCCTGCGCCTGGTGGCATTATGCAGGCAGCTGCAGCTGGTCTTGGTGAATATGCAACTGGTGTTGAGGCAGCCCGTAAAACTCAAGATGCTATGGAGCTTGAAGCTAAGAAGATGCAAGTTGATCTTGAAAAAGCTCGTCGTGCCGAAGCTCGTGGTGATAGAGACGCCGCTCAAAAAGCATTTGATAGTTATGAAAATCGTCAGCTTAGAGTGGCTGAAATGCAAAATGCCCTCAAGGTTGCTGGTATTCAAGCTTCTAGAGCTAGTGACTTTGAGCGTCAGTATGAAGCATTTAAAACTGATCCAGCCGCATTTGAGAAATTTAGAAGGTCGCTTACTTCTCAGGATGACACAGCTAGACTCAACGCCTACGTTAAAGCCGATACTTTTATATCTCAAGCCTATCCACAGTTAATGTTTAGTAAGAAACCAGAAGATATACAAAAACTTCAGGAAATACGTAATGCTAAAGTTGCAGAATATTTAGGAGCTATTGGTATGACGCCTCAAAATACACCTGCTGCAATACCACAAGGCGTAACAGTTAAAAAAGTAGGCTAAGATGCCTAAATACGAGATTGATGTACCTGGTCAAGGCAAGTTTGAGGTAGATTCACCTACCGATTTAACTGATGCTCAAGCATATGCTGCTGTTCAGGCACAATTAAAGCCGACGGAACCAGAGCCTACTAAAGACACAGGGCTCATGAGTATGACAGGGCGTGCACTTGTTCGTGGTGCAAAACAAACAGGATCTTTACTTGGTGATGTATTACCAGCCATGGCAGCCAAAGCCATTGGCGCTGAAGAATATGCGGCTAAGCAAATGGAAGAAGCTGCACAAACTCAGCGTGAGATTGAGCAAAAATATGGTGCTAGGTATAAAACTTTAGAAGACGTTAAAGGTATTGGTGATTACATACCGTTTGCTTTAGAAACTGTAGCCGAACAAGTTCCAGGTATGGCAACTGCGCTTGTCCCAGGTGCAGGGTTTGGAGTAGCTGGTGGACGTATGGCTGCTAGTGCAGCCGCTAAAAAGTTAGCCGAGCGAGAAGCTACTGAAGCTGGAGCAAGATATGCAGCTATGAAAACTGCTCAAGGCGTTGGTCGTGGGCAGATTGGTGGTACTTTCTTAGGTTCTTACGCACTTAATGCACCAGAAGTGTTTCAAAATATTTATGAAGAAACAGGACAAATGGAGCCAGCTGCTGCTGTATTAGCTGGGTCGGTGTCGGCTGCGTTGGATTCTGTGTTACCTGTTGCAATTCTTAAACAACTAGGGCCGTCTGCAAAAGCAGGTGTAGTAGAAAAATTACTAGAGCGCTCTGGTATGGCACCAGGGGTAGCTAGAAAAGCTGTTGGCGCTACTGTTGGTGGTGCCGCTACTGAAGGTTTAACTGAAGGTGCTCAAGAAGCAATTAGTATTACGGCAGAAAAATTTGTACAAGAAAACCCTGAACTTTGGGGTAGTAAAGAATTTAATCGTATTATTGAGTCATCCGTACGTGGCGCAGTTGGTGGCGGAGTATTTGGAGTAGCGGGGGCAGGAGCTGGTGCTTATCTAGAAAGACGACGTCAACGGCAATTAGAAGTAGCGGAGGAGACTGGAAGGAGTGCGATAGATGAAGCAAGAGAATACAGTACTGAAGCTGACACCGGAGGAGGTGAGCCTGGCGTTTCGCTACTTGACCAAAAAGGACTCGGAAAAGGTACAACTGACACCGGAACTGGAGAATCTCTCGAAACGGGCTTGGGCGGAACTACTGGATCTACTACAGATGCTGGAGTACGAAAAAAGAAATTCGACGATCAATTAAATGAGTTAAGGGGGCAGCAAGCAAAAATAGCTGCATTTGACCCAAATGATCCACGCATTGAAGAAATAGAAGAAGTAATTAAAGAACTTCAAGCCGAACAAAAATTTAAATCTTTTGGTGCGCCCAGCCAACCTGGCTTTGACTTTGGAGAGCCACCAGGCGAAAGCACTCAACGTAGGATAGAAGGGAAAGCAGACGAGTTTCAACTAGAAGCTCCTCCAGGATATGTTCCTGATGTTGAAGGTATAACGCCGATACCAGAGGGTGAGCGGGCAAAGATGATGCTAATTGGTACGCCAGATAGCCCACTAAAGCCTCTAACTGCGTTCTTTAATAGCCTAAAACCAAGCACAGGTAATCCTGCTCAAGCAGTAGCTTTTAAAGATAAAGTAAGAAACATGCTTGATGATGTGTCCGAGTTTCTTGGGTTTAAGACTAGTCAAGAGGTAGCTCGCTACGTAAAAAGAGATGAAAAAGGGCGTCCAATAGGTCCTCCCCCAGAGCCACCAAAAGGTCCTGATGTCAGTGCACCACTAACTGGAGCTGAGTTAAACAATCGTTTAGCTTACCTAAATCAATTTTTTGATAGTTTAAGTATTGCGCCCAAAGAACGAGAAGTATTTACTTCTGCACTATCGCAGCGTTTTGCAGGTATGGATGTTAAATCGCAGTCAGAAGCATTAGCATCGTTAACGTCTGCCCCTAATTTAAACACTGTTAGAGGTATCAACGACTTTAGTAAACAACTAAAAGACGCACTTAACAAATACGAACGCTCTCGCATTGGTATAGAAGAGACGGTATTGCCTTTTGAAATTACAGAAGAGCTTAATAAACTAGAGCCATATCTTGCGCAACAAATACAAAGAGCACTGGTAGAGTTAGATAACACTCAAGCAAGTACAAGAACTCCAGAGCAAAAAGCAGCCTATGCTTACTTTGGTGGTAAAAATGGCTATCCGACATACAGCTTAGCAATGCGCTCGGCAGCGTTTGATTTAGGTGTAGAAGATACAAGCTATTCTGGCGTAATACACAAAGATCAAAATAAACAACAGGCTGAGCTATTTAGAAAGTGGGTTGAAGAAAACTTACCTGCTAGAGAACTTAGACGTTTTGATGCTACTGTTGCTGCATACCAAAGAATGGTATCTAGAGCCGATGCTGCAGTCGAGCGAGCTGATAAGCTTAAAAAAGAAGGTGGCGTAGCTCGCAAATACATTCAAACTATATCCCGTGCGCCGACTGGTAAAGCAGAAGGCTTTGTATTTAACGCTGGGCTTGCTCAATACATGCCGCCAAGCAAAGTTGATACGCCTGATCCTAAGTTGTTTTACCCAATACACCCTGCGGTTTTAGCTCGTTTAGAAGCTAATGATTTGAATGGAGCGCTTAAATTACTAACTGAGTCCTCTGTATCCGGTGCATACAAAACACTTAAAGGTCCTGCTTCTGACTACGTCAAGTTCATATCTAACTATGCTAAACGACTTTTAAGTCTTAACTTACAAACCAAAGTAGATATTGGTAATGAACTTGCTTATGCTGAAAAGACTATTGATGCTGGTGCATACAAAGCTAAACGGACTCTTCTAAACCATTTACAGTTGTTTGAATGGGGTGAAGGCTTTATTAAGCATTACATGTTTGACCAGCCTTTAGACAGAGAAGAAGTGTTTCGCAATAATTTAAAGGGTTTAGAAGATCTTGCGTCAAAACGATTATCTTTTGCAAATGATGCCATACCCCCCGTTATTGGCCAACTAAACTCTACACTTGAGGCATACCGTAAAGCTGTTGGCAATATAGATGCTGCTGGTGTTTACTATTACGGTAGAGGCGAAAATACTATTAGCCTTAATCCAAAACGTGGTGGGTTAAGCACATATGTATTACTACATGAGACAACACATGCGGGCACAAGCTACGCTCTTGATCCAGACAACTTTAACAAACTTAGTAAAGAACAGCAGGATGCTGTAGTAGAACTAAAGAATTTGTATGAGTACGCTAAAAATAAATTTGAAGCTTTATCTGAATCAGATAAGCAAACTTTAAGAGAGAAGAGCTCAACTTACGGTTTCAAAGATATTGAAGAGTTTGTGTCGGAAGCATTTTCAAATGAAAACTTCCAAGAGTTTTTACGTGATATCAAATATGAAGGTACTCAAAAGAGCCTGTGGGATAAGTTCACTAGCTTTATCGTCAAGCTATTTGGTATGGATAACGTGCTGGGCTATACCCTTGCAAATGCCAACATAATCCTACAAGCTCCTCCGGCTACAACGGCAGATTTAAAAGCATTTAGAGTTCGAGGTCAAAGTACTTTAAAAGGCAATCGACCATTTAATCCTAACTTCTTAAAGACTATAGATAAGCGGTTAATGGGTCGCCCTGAGTGGAGCATGGTTAAAGATGGTATGCAAGGCTTCCTTGAAAGTGTAAATGACACGGCTCGTCAGTATTATTTGGGTGGGTTTACTCTGCGGCAGCTAAATGATTTGGCTGGTAACCGCATTCCTCAGTTCAGAACTTTTATTGAAAAAGTAGAAGGTATGCTGGACGATCGTAATCAACGCCTTGAAAAAGTAAGGAAGATTGCATTGAAATGGCAAAACTGGCAAAAAGATCATCCTGAGCTAGCCATGTTGCTTAACAAATTAATGATTGACGTTACGTTAGATGATCGCCCAGCTTATATATCTAAACTAGGTGCAAGGTATTCAATTAATAAAGATCCCGATAAGGGACCAACGTATAGGGCTGAAGTTGATGCTGCATGGAAAAAACTTGATGACGAAGGACGTGCCATTTATAGACAAGTACGTGATTTTTATAAAGACAGCTTAGCCGACTATGTTGAAAGTATTACTGAAAATAAACGTGCTCAATACAGAACTGTTGGTGACAAAATAAGACAAAAAGCTGAATACGATAAAGAAACCAAACTTCTTAGTCAAAGCCCAACTGATATTGGTAGAAAAGGCACGCTTGCTGATACCCACTATAACGACTTGTTACTTCAAGATCCAACTGGAGTAAGCGCAAAAGCATATCAAGACGCCTTAGAAGATATAAGTAAAGTAAAAGAATACTTTGCTAAACACAAAATAGATGTGTACTTTCCAATTCGCCGCTTTGGTCGTTTCTCAGTGCAGTTTTTAGAGGGCAACCAAAAAGAATTTTATATGTTTGAAAGCGCCGGTCAACGCAATAGATTCATAGCAAAGCGTAAAGCTGAACTAGAAAAAAGCTTAGGGCGCAAACTTTTAGACAATGAGGTTAAACCTCGTAACCAAATTCAAGATCTGGTTAACGAAAACATGCGTGACTTTACTTTTTTAGAAGAGCTAAAGAATATTGTTCGGTCTGGCAAAGGCGAGTCTAATGAAGCACTTAAAAATAATATCGAGGAAAACCTTGAGCAGCTGTATTTCCTTACCCTACCAGACCAAAGCGTACGTAAAATGTTTATACGTCGTAAAGGCACACCTGGTATGGAACTTGATATGCTTCGTGCGTTTACGTCTTCGGCTTTTCACATGTCGTATCAGCATTCTAGGTACAAATTTAGCCGTGGTATGTTTGATGATTTAGCTACTGCTAAAGAAGCTGTTACTAAATTTAAAGGCGGCAGAGAAGGCAAGATTGACCAAGAGTACGTAGCCGAACTAGAAAAACGCCTTAAATACATAATGAACCCAACCGATACTGGGGGTTTACCCGCATTTTTATCAAATGCCTCATTTATTTGGTATATGACTTCACCTGCGTCGGCATTAGTCAATATGCTAGGTGTTGTGGCAGTCGGTATGCCAGTAGTAGGTGCAAGATATGGCAACACAAAAACAGCAGCAAAAATGGCTGAAATGGCTAAAAAGTTTGCCAGTGCTGGATTCAGAGATAAAGAAGGTAATGTTGCATTCCCGTCGTTAAATAACAAAGACGGCGTATTAACTCCACTACAACAACGTGCATATGACAAACTTGTAGTCGATGGACTATTTGATATTACTTTGTCTCACGATATAGTTGGCATGGCTGAAGCGCCGTCTAATTTGTACACTGGCAAATCACACACTGCTATGAAATGGTTAAGCGGCTTGTTCCATGGAGCTGAGAAATTTAACCGTGAAGTTGTAGGCATGAGCGTGTTTGACATGGCTTATGAAAAAGCTAAAAAAGATGGTTATGCAGACGAAGCTGCTTTTAATAAAGCAATTGAGGTAACTAAAGAGCTTACCTATAAAGCTATGTTTGACTATTCAACGTTAAACAAACCTCGTTGGTTCCAACCCGCTTATGCCAAAGTTATTTTCCAATTTAAACAGTTTGCTCAGCAGATGACTTATTTGTTGGCAAGAAGTGTATATGAATGGCAAAGAAGCGTTCTTACTACTGCCCAACGAAAAGAAATACAAAGATTAGATCCAGATGATCCTAGGCTTAACATGTATAAAGATATAGCCGACATGATTAGGCAAGATCGTAGGCAAAATACACCTGATTTACCCCCACTTACAGAAACAGAACTTGATGCGGCTGTAGATCAATTTATTGCAGACGTGCAAATAGAAGCTCGTAATAGACTATTTGGCACTTTAGGTATGACCGCAGTGTTTGCGGGGGCTGGAGGTTTACCCTTATGGTGGGCTGTAGCTGGTGTAGCTAATGCCCTGCAATCAGTATTTGGCGATGACGAAGAGGAGTGGGACTTTGAAAACTGGTTTAAAAACTGGTGCAATGAAACCTTTGGTGGTTTTGTTGGTGATTCAATATCCCGTGGTGTAGCATCCCAAGTGCTTGGCGGAGACCTTGCTAGCCGCTTAAGCTTAAATGACATGTGGTTTAGGGATATTAGATATAGCCCAGATGAAGTTGCTACGTTTAAAGACATGGTATTTAACTTCTTAGGTCCTTCAGCTGGGTTAGCTATTAATGGGCTTGAAGCCGTTAAACAATATAACAGTGGACATATTGAAAGGGCTTTTGAAACTGGCTCACCAGCATTTCTTAAAAATGCTCTAAAGAGTATTCGCCTTGCAAGTGAAGGTCGTGCCACTACATTAAAAGGTAATGAGCTTTTAGGCGACGTTACTGGATATGAAGCCGGCGTTCAATTATTAGGCTTTACCCCAGAGCGTTTAGCTCAACGTCAAAAATCTAATATTGAGATGAAGACCATTGAGCAAAAGATATTAAATCGCAGGCAGGCTTTGCTAGATGCGTTTTTTATGGGTATAGATAATGGAGATTCTGATTTAGTTGAAGAAACCCTTGATAAAATTAGCAACTTTAATGCAGCTAATCCTGGGGCTGCCATAAATGGCAAAAACTTAAGCCGTTCTGTAACGTCTCGGTACAAGCAAAGAGCTTTAGCTGAGGCTAATGGTGGTATGCCACTTAATAAAAAACTTATTGGGCAGCTATCAGAACTAAACGACTACGGCGATCCAAACGACTAAAAAAGCCCCCGCCGTAGCGGGGGTAAAGTGTTGTAATCAACAAGGAAACAAATGAAGTAGCCATCGGCTACGACTACATAATACTACTTAATCCGCCATACTCGCAAGCCATTGATCCCCTTTTCCACAACAGTGCGGGTTTTTACGGTATATCCAAGGCGTTTTGTAGTCCTAAGTACTTGATTTAAAGCCTCATCTGTATCCAAACAAGGAATAAAAAAAGACGACCCGACCACAAAATTTTTCCAATTAACTTGAAAGTTGAGCCCGTGTATCAGCATCTTCAGCCGTTATATCAATCAAGTGCTCCTCTTCAAAACACTTAGCCGACAGGTCAAAAGCAAAGCAATCTATAGCTCCAGACTTAATCTTAGTACCCTTGGAGATGCGTTTTTTCTTAATACCTAGGTATGCCTTATCTGCCTGCAATGCGGCAAGGACGTCTTTTAAAGTAATCTGATTGTCGGTGCAATACTTTCTGAATTGCTTAGCGTTAATGTACATCTCTTTAGTATCAGGCTCGATACGGATGTATAACTTGTCTAATCTTGGTTCTACAATTGGCAGTTGCTCCATACCCGTACGGTTGTCGACCTCGTCATTGATAACTAATACAGAGCCACGGTGTTCGTTAATAAACTCACTAATTGCATCTATAGTGCCAACGGTAGGCGCCTTAATTTCATGCCGCATGACTTTGAGTTCTTTAACAATCCACTCGTAAACCCTAAGAATGTCAAAGTCAATAATCCCTAAATCTTTAGCAATTAAAGCACCAGCTATGTTGCAAGCCGCCACAGCTGACCAGAATCGCTCACGGTTGCTCATGTCAACTGCCTTATCTAAACGCTGCTGAACCTGCATTACGAGGTCCATAGCGCCTTCTAAGTCACTTACTAAGTATTGGGCATACTTAACGCCTGCGTGTCCATAGTTGTCATATAGCGCATTAAATATCTCTTCGGCTTCTTGCTTAGATAAATTACCGGTTAGTTCAATTTTGTACTCCAACAGACGCATAAACTCGCCATCAGGAGTAGCTTTAAGGGTAGCTAGCTTGTCATAAAACGATGCATTTGAGCTGGTCAATACAATGGTGCCCCACTTGGTGGCATTTGCACGTTCGACGTTCTCATGCTGTTTCATGCGGTTCTTGCCCCTACCTTGCGATGCAGCATAAAGCAGGTCTGAAAAGTGATCGCCGCTCATTTTGGTAACTTCGTCAATAGTCACGGGTAAATTATTCATAACCCCAAGACGGTGAATCATAGAGTTCATGGTGTCTTTCCATTGAAGCATTAGTTCTTCAGGATGCCCCCAGACGCTATTGCACATCTTAAGGATAGTTGACTTACCTGTACCGGAAGTATTGTTTACCAAGTTAATGATGGCACCTTTAAGTTTGAGGTGCTTAAGTAGCGGAGCGCCAAAAGCAGTAAAAAAGCCAAACGCATGCGGCTCAAAACCTGGTGTGTCATAAACTTTAGTAATTTTTTGCCAAGCTTCAAAACTACCAGCAGGTTTTAAATGGTCGGCCAATGAACCAGTGGCTACGGATGGGGGACTATAAGCTACTTTTTCTGCAGACACCTCTTGTTCTCCTATAATGAATTTTTTATCTTTGTCAGTCCAACCAAATTGATTACGCATAACTTCTAACTCCATGGAATGTTGTAAGTTTTTAGCCGACGCAATTACATAACTCATAATTGCATCCATCTGTTTCTTGGGCGCTATAACGCCATGAAAGCCAAGCCTTTCCCGTAGCCGCTCAATCGTCATTACATCCGATGTCGGCATTGCAAATTCTTTGACTCCGTCTCTTGGTAAATGCAACCTTAACCAAATTGACTCGCCTTTGGCTGGGTCGTGTAAGCGCTTAACTATATATAGGTCGTGCTCGTATATATTTCTAGCATCAACCGTATCTTCGTCTTCTTTTATTTCGATGTAGACGCCGCCATTTTTACCTCTAAAATACGGATACGGATACGGTGGTATTTCAAAAGTCTCTTCTTGACCAGTCTCTGTTTTTTCGACAATGATATTATCTTCCGCAGCTGCAATCTCCGATCCAAGTTGCACGGGCGATGAGATCTTTCCCTTGTGCTGACATCCTTCGCATCCGCTAGGGTTGAGCTTTTCGAATGTCTGGCAAGTGTAAGGGCCATTTGTCTTATTAGCCTTGCGTTCAGTGTTCTCTGGCGTATATTCGGGGTGCCCCTCTGAAATTTTGTGAATAGCTTCATCTCGGTCTACGCAGACTGCCGCTATTGACAGCCCTGCTCTCCATAATGGTTCTTCAATAGTATCTTGATTTACTGCAATATTTTCTATTTGAGCGCAGCCCTGACCATTCATGGTCTTCATGATGATGGTCTTAAACCTGCTTTGCTTATTACCTAAAAGTGATAAAGCCGACTCGCTATATTGCCTAGGCACCCAGTCAGGTGCAACTAATACGCCGATGGTTTGCTTAATAAGCTCGTAATCAACTTCAGGTTGGATACCCAAAATTGTTACATGTAACGGCGGCTCGTCCTTGAAATTAAAAGTTTCTGGTACACGTAAAATAGATGCGTTATCTGCGGTCCGTGATGGGTCAGCCGCAAACTCATGTTCTTCGCACAGAGCTTTAATGCGCTCGGCTACGGGCTTCCATTGTGCTCGGTCTATTACAGAAGTTAATCTCCAGTAAGCATGCACGCCTCGACCGGAATTAACCACAGTCGGTAACGGCATCTTAATCTTTTTGCAAAATGCTTTGAGGGCATATAAACCATCAATTTGATTTGCATAGGGTTTACCCTCACCACAATCAACGTCAAGCCAAAATGCTTTGATTATGTTTGCGTTGGGTTGGATCCTGCCATTTTGTGGATCTATAAACTTAGAGCATGCAAAATACACATCGTACTTATCATCCACCAACTCGCTAACTTTTGTATCTATTTCAGCTAAGGTCTGATGAAAAGATTGTTTAGGTGGTTTTGAGCCGTCTTGTCGTAGTCCTACTATGCAGTACCATCCCTCCCCCTCGGGTGCTAATACTGCTGATAACAAATCTGTTGTTGCCATAGTTCCTCAACACCGAAAAAATAAGGGCAGCAAGGGATTCGGCAATATCCCAGTTCGCTCCGTCGAGCTAGCTGCCCCCGTAGACGTTAACTACTTAATAGTTCTTCAATTAGTTTGATCTTATCTTTGCGTGGCACTCCAGTACCAGTAAACCAGGTGTACATCGTCATTCGAGATACACCAAAGCGTTTCGCCATTTGGTTTACCGGTATACCTTTAGCAATGCAATATTTGCCAAGACGAACCCCGGGATGCCGAGGGTTCGCAGCTTTTATTGCATCAACAAGACGTAAACTATAACCTCTTAAACTCATGCTTCGTCGTCAGTAGACCATCCGCTCATAACTGCTTTTAAGTCTCGTTTTGGAGTAGGTGTTTCTTTTTTCTCTTCCCGTTTTTTGGGTTCAGGAACAGCCTCAGCCTCTACAAATACGCTACCAACTTCAGCTTTTGCTGGTGCAGCTAGTTTAGGTTTTAGTCCATCTGCCTGTGCTACAGTCATTGTGATTGCGTTCTTAGCAGCTGGGGTTTCGCCAAGTTTTTTAGCTTGATCCCATTCATGACGCTCTAAGAAACGCACTGGTCTAAAGAACAGTTTGCCAACAGTTGAATCTTCATCAAACCGCATTTCAGTAACTAAGCTATTTAAATTGTAGCCTTGTGAGCCAACATATTTAGCGTACTGATTAAACGGCATATGATCTAAATCACCAGGGTCTTTCATGTCATAGAAGATTGACTTGGATTGAAGCGTCATTTGATAGACGTCACCCCCTAAATCACCTGCTAGTGCTACTGCAATACGACGATTTTTACGGCATGCTTTGGTATTACCCTGCCCAGAACCATTAATATCTTGAGGGCATCCCATACAAGTTGCACTCTGTGGGCTCTTCACAGATGGGTCGGGTTTCTCACCATCGTTAGACCAGCAATCAGGCGGTGCTGCATCGGCTTTAGGATCCCATGCTTTCGCATAAAATGTTCTTGAGATATGTTTAGAAGCGTTAACAATAACAACTTCTAGCTTATCCGTGTTGGTCTTGGATACTTCAGTACCATCAACTTTAAGCACAAATTTGTTATTGCCAAGCGCAATACGCTTAACTTGCGAACCGCCACCCGATAGGGCTTTGGTTACATCATCAAGTTCGACTTCCTTAAGGTAGTCGGGCATTTGGTTATTAAATAAGGCGACGTTACTCATTTGCTTCTCCTAACAGTAATTGCGTATGTGCGATCCACATTTAAACCGGCGGGATGCAAATCCGGATTCTCTTCCAAAAACTGCTTCATATTGGATTGATGAATGCGTTTCTCGAGCAAGTCAGGTGCTTCATGCTCGTGTAAAAATTCGTAAAATCTCTCCCAGTCACTAGTCCAGTAACGAGATTTGATTGAGCGCATGGCAAGCCCATGTTTAGTCTTAATGCTGTCGGCATTAGTTGCTTTGCATGCTTCAAGTAATCCTTGTTCAATAATGGCAAGCTGCTCATTGAGGTCAGCTTCTTTTTCTTCTAGTTCACGTCGGATTTGGTCACGAGCATCACGTATCTTGATATAGATCTTGACTAACTCGTCAACGTCGACGACAGGTTGTACTACCGCTTCGGCATCGTTCATTTTAGTTTCCTTATTTATATCGGGTCTTAGCCCGTTTATTAATACTACAACTACAACTTTACTATGTCAATTATTTTTCGTCAACTTCTTGTCGGTACAAGTCAATTATTTTTGTATGCACATCCAACTTATTTTGCAGCATATTGTATAGTTTGGTCTCTACGGGACTACCCTTAATGTGCACAATAGTCATGGCATTTTTTTGTCCTTGACGATTAATACGTGCATTTGCTTGCAAGTAGGTTTCTATAGATGTTACTGGAGCGTACCAAATAATCGTATCAGCAGCTGTTAGTGTTACTCCGTGTGCAGCTGCTTGTGGTTGAATTAAAAGCACCCGTGGATCTTTTTCTTCTTGAAACCGCTTGAATATATCAGTTCGCTTATTTACGGGAACCTGCCCATTAATAATTTCACAGTTAATACCTGCCCCTCTCAAATAGTCTTTGAGCAACTCTATTGTATGAGTGAAAGGCACAAATACAAGAACCTTATGACTTGCTTCTTCAATTACCTCTGTGATAACTTGTAACCTATTACTAACATCAAACTCAACGACAGCACCGGTATCAGAATAGACAGCACCTCCTGATATTTGTAATAGTTTATTAATCTTAACCGCTGCATTAACAGCACTAACTTCTTCCCCATCCGCTGCCATAAGGAACTCGTCTCTGAGGGTTTTGTAGTATTTCTTCTGTTGCGCAGTAAGGGGGGCGTCCCGAAAAACATATGTCACCTCCGGTAGGTCAAGGCAATCTTCTTTTCTAAAGCGGATTGCAGGTTGCAGTGCATCAAAAACAGTTTTATCAGCGTCGGGTTTTGGTAACCATTTAAACTTAGTAATCTGTACCATAGTTTGGTCACGAAATCCACCGAAAAACCTAGGAACGTTGTCGGGTACTGCCATTTTTGCCAAGCCAAACGCATCGGTTGGGCTTTGTGCTGCTGGTGTACCCGTCATCATCCATAGCCAAGTTCGGGGGGTCAGGATGCGGTTAAGAGTTTTCCAACGCTTGGTTGTTATGGTTTTATATGCGTTTGCTTCATCGACAATAATTAAGTCAAAATTTTGTTTTGCAATATCGTCGGCTACGATTTCAACGCCATCGTAATTAATAATAACAAATTGAGCATCACTTTCAATAACTGCTTTTCTTTTATCACGATCACCATAAGCAATACCTACTTTACGATGCATGGCAAATTTAAATAAATCAGCCTGCCAAGCCGACTGCATAATAGATAAAGGGCAAATAATTAACGCACGATATACACGTTTGGTTTCCATTAGGTAGTCAGCCGCCCAAATAGCTGATGCGGTTTTACCAGTACCTTGCTCGTTAAAGCAAAAGGCACGTTTATTAAGGGTTAAAAAATTAGCTGTTTCTTTTTGATGATCCATTGGTTTAAATAAACCAGGCCACTTATAGTCCCGTTGGATTGGAGAAGGCACATTTTTAATTTTCAGTTTAGATAATGCTTGTGCTTCTTCTAAACCCCACCGCACCGCTACTTTATGCAACTCACCATTAGTCTCAACTATCTGACTTCTTGGAATACACTCAGTTACAAGATGTGGTCTTTTTGTGGTAATTAAAATTGCTTTGTTATCAATTATTTCCATTTTTGGGTTTATTCTTTTTTACTGTGTGATCTGAGTTTCGGCTAAACGACCGATTATCGCTGGCTGATTTAACTTTAAGATTAGATCTTGTAGTTGCTCCCCCTTTTGATAACGGGGTTTTGTGGTCAACGTCTTTACCATCGCCTTTGTGGACAAGCCCAGCTTTCTCCATAATCCTACGAGCTTTGTTACGTTGTGCACGTTTCTTTTTGACCGCCGGCGTACCATCATATTGTTCATATTCCTTCTTGTAAGGGCGGGGTTTGTTCACATATGGCATAACGATCTCCTTCTTTACGAAAAAAATAAACTGACCCATCAGCTAATATGACGTATTTTATGTCGCTTTGTGGGTCATTACCAAGCATATCTTTAAGTATCTTTTCGACTTGCTCTTTGCTTTTAGTCTGTGAATCTACATCAATCCAACCACCAAACGGAATCGGCTCCATCATTTAAGCATCTCCCCAAATTTAGGATGTTGCGCAAGGTTGTTATTACCCCCTTCGGTAATCTGGTATCCCATGTCTTGCAAAAACTGAAACAAATCTTTACGTTTTGGCTCAAACCACGGCTTCCAGTTCCAGGCTTCAAAAATAATAGGCGGATAGTTGTTGTGCTTGATTGTATTTTTGGCGCCCTTTAGCACCTCAAGTTCGTGTCCTTCAACGTCGACTTTAATAAGACGCACATTTGCATGTTGCCCATCATCTAACGGAAATATCACTGTGGTTTCTTTCATGCCCTCGGTCTTGCACTCATAATCGTTTTTACGGGTTTCATCATCAATACTAAACGCACCGATATTGGTCTCCGTTGCATAGTCGGGTACTACTACTTCAAACCGATCTCGCTTATCAGAAAGCCCAAAATTATGGCAGTGAAGGTTATCCAGCCCGTTTATAAAAGTATTGGCACAGAGCTGGTAATAGACAATCCTCTGGGGTTCAAAGGCATGAAATGTAAAGCGAGGGTTGTTTTTGGCTAAAGGAACTGAAAATGTACCAAGATTTGCTCCAATATCTAGAATTACCCCATCTTGGTGTTTCTCCAAAAGTTTATGAGATATAGCATAGACTTCAATCTCGTATCCTTTTTGCCTTACTGCGTTAGAGATTAAGTCATTACCTTTAAATACCAAGTATTGCGTACCAAAGCAGTTTATAAGTTCGCAGTTAGGTAGCATCATGCCCTCGGTAAAGAACCAGCAAAGTTATACGTACCGCTATGAACTAACGTAGCCCAAGGTGCCGCATATACTTTAAAGCCATTTTGTCTAGCCAGTTTGCAAAAGTGATAATCCTCAGAAAGCAAACGGTTGGATTGTTCGTCGATACTTGTAGCAAAAAACTCATGGATGATCTTCTTTACAGGGTTTTTATCAATAATCAGGATCATGTCGTTGGTGTAGGTTGGGACTTTGGGCTTGAGGGCTTCAAATACTTCTCGTTTAATCAACATAAAGCCTGTACCGCCGTTATCAATCTCCATGGGTTCGTTGATATTCCCTGTGCTTTCAGTAGCACCACCCACTAAATTCACTACGAACGATCCTGTGTAGTTAGGTAAATCTTTATAGTCCACACCTTTTTTGACGGCTTCTGCCACTAACTGCCAGTTAATTTCTTTTTTGGGGTATAAACCACAAATAATATCCTTGTCTGCGTGGATCATGCGAACAATATCTTCTGGCTTGAAGCTAATGTCTGCATCAATGAACATTAGGTGTGTTGCATCCGGCGTACTTAAAAAGTCATAAGCCAATCCATTCCTAGCACGGGTAATTAAAGACTCGTTCTGCATGTACGAGTAATACATCTTGATACCGTGTTGCATAAATACTTGGGTGCAATTAAGGATTCCCATGGTGTATCCACCGTTACATAGACCGCCATACATCGGCGTTGCCACAAATAAAATGGCTGGTTTCTTTGTCTCTACTGCTGGTACGTTCTCTAACATTTAGCTCTCCATGGAAAATTGCCGTTATACAACTTATTCATAAACTCATTGCCTTCTTTAAAAAAATGTTCTGCATCGGGGCGCACTCGATAGTTCACCGTATATAGTCCTGTGCATCCGTAGCTATCAAAGTCTTTTGCCGTAGATACCGCTACCCTTGAAAGCAGTCGGTCAGTCCAATAGTAATCGGTCTGTAGTGTGCTATTAATCTTCATTAAAAACTCAGTCTTAAAACAATAGCAGTTCATGTCGACTAGGTTGATATTACGCCAGCTAGCAAATATACCGAGGCTATCGCAATCGTCGTTGCATACAAACTCGCCTTGCTGATTGACGCACTTGCGTAGGCTATAGCACCACTCATGCTCTCGATTTGGCATCCTGAACATTTGTAGCATCGTTTCTACATGGTTAGGCTCAAACCAATTATCTTCATCTAAGAACAATACATGCTCTGCATTGACTAGATTGGATATACCAGCATACACTCGGTTGCCAAAGAACTTAACTCCCTCTTTTTTGCTCCAGTGTTCGTGTGGTTTTCCCGTATTTTCAGGCAACAAGATAATCTTCTTATTGACGTAATCTCCAGCGGTTAGAATGTCCGCCACCTTCTGGGCATGCTCCTCGCCATCAATCACGATCCAGTGCTCGCATGGCTGGTTGTTAGTAGACCGCATAGCATCCGCCAAGAATGGCAGACCTGTTGTGGGTGTTATAACTACGGCGGGTGCAGTCATTTCTCACTCGCTTTTTTTAGTATTGCTCTAGCAAAAGACAATGGCACAGTAGCCAGCCATTTTTCATGTTCATACCAAATATTTTGTATTTCCTCATCACTTAACTCTTTTATTTGTGGTGTGGTGTAGAGTGGAATAAAGTCATTTGGCTTCATTGGACTACCCAAGCCAGCAAATACTTGTCCACTTTCTTTGTGCATCCATGCTACTGGTTCATTGTTCATTTCTTGCCCCACAAAAAGTTGTCGATTTTTAGATATGCTTCATAAATCCCAACACTTATTACGCCAACGATAAAGACTGGCAGCACCCAAATGGGTAATGTAATTGCCAACAATAAGCTAATTGCTTTTTTCATTTCTCACTTGCTTTCTGTGACCAAATAATCCATTGTCTTTCCAATCCTTGTTCTTGAATAAATTGAGACGCTTGTTTTATAAGGTCTGCTTGTTGGCATAACATATCAATTACTGCTTCTTGAATTTGAAAATCTTTTTCTAAATAATCTGCTAATTCGTATGCGTTCATTTCTTCTCCCTGTGTTCTAGCGCCATCTGATAAGCGTGGTATAGCCGATGGGTAATGTTCTGTATGGTGTATGCCATGAACTCATCGCTTGGGCTTCTTTCCCCTATGCTTTGACAAAACATCTGCCAAATATGCACAGCTTCATGCACCAACAAAACTGCGTTTTCAATCGGGTCTTCCTTTTCAACAAGCATTACAACGCAATCGGTTGCCTCTCCATTACACATTACAAATTGGCACCTCGCACCATCGTCAGGCCAATTAGGGGTCAAATGTTTACCCTCTTTAGCTAACTGGGATAAGGCTTTGACATAGGCTTTCTCATCAATACACAAGCACCAGTTAAACAATCGGATACCAATCTCGTCACTTAACCACATTGGTTCTTTTTTGGGGTCAAACTTCATTTTTTTACTACCGCCAATTGATAGTTCTTCAATAACAGATCGTACTTGCCCACAAACCCCATCAAAAATCCGTCAATCCCGCATTTAGTAGGCTCGGCCTCGTACTCGTAATCGTCAAACAACATAACGCCACCGCTACGTAATAGTTGCCAAGCCATGGTTGCGTCCGTCATTACACCTTCGGCAGAGTGGTCGCCATCAATATAAATAAAGTCATAATTTTGTTTTTGTTGAATTAGCTGTGCCAGTGCTTTTTTAGAATCCATAGCAAATGTTGAAATTACTTGGTTTTTCTTTTTAACTTCTCGTATATTGGTATTAAAAACTTCTAACAAATCACTGCCCTCATACCAATATGGCTTAAACGTATCAATACAAACCATAAAACCGTTGTCAGTTAAACCATTTTGCAAGAACCAACATGTAGCCCGACCTTCAAAACAGCCTATTTCTAAAAACTTATGACGCTCGTCACCTAGTACATCCATACACTTTTTTAAGTTAGGTATATTGGGCGTAACCCAATCAGACGTGAAGTTCATTTTTTAGTTTTCTTTGCAGTTAGTTTGGCTACTTCTTTTTTGTTGATATATGTTTTGGATTCTTTGACAACTTTTTTGACAAGATCAACGAAGCCATGAGCAATAAGCATTTCTCTTGCTTCTGTGTCGGCATCGACCATGATGATTGCTGAACCATCGGGTAGTTCTTTTACTAATTTGGTCTTAATTTTCATATTAATGCTTCTCCTAGTTGTGATAAATCAATCGGTTTCTTCTTGCAACGTAATAGTTTGTACGTCCACCCAGTTCTCATACTTACGATTTGGTCGGCTTCTTCTCGTCTTGAAACCTTGCGCATAAGTTCTTTGTTTTCGTCGTAAATTAGGTACAAATTCAAAGTAATGATCCTCAAATTTAGGTATGTAATATTTGGGTTTTGGTAATAGTTGCAAGGCTTCGTCAAGTACCTCAATCAATTGCAATTTATGACGTTTCCGCATATCGTACAGTTGACAATTCTGCCGTCTTGAATGATGGTGACAATTTGACATGCATACGCATTTACTGCAAATAAAACTGCTGCAACAAATAGCACTTTTTTCATTTTCTTCTCCTTGATTTAACTGCAACAATCCCAATTTCGGGTTCTCTTTTACTACGGGCTTTTAACATCTCATCTGCATATTTGTATGCCAAAACTGCGGGGTCTTCATCAACTGAATAATCGCAAGATAAAATCCCACACAACGCAAACATCGCAAAACAATCTCGTAAATCTTCTTCATTCATTTGTAATTTCCCTTGCCGTTATGCTCACATTCTTTTACTGGACAGTGCTTGCGACATGTGAAGTTTGGTTTAGCGTTCCATACACCGCTATCATGTGCCGCAGCTAACCGATCTATTTCTTGAATCCAAACAAGCCACTTCTCAGGCGCACTGTATTTGTCATAGTTTGATTTAACAAAGTCTTCGCAAACCACAAACGCTAAGCCCGCCTTGACTCGCTCAACTATGGGGAAGTGCTTGAATACGCACAGCGCCATAAGTTCAAGCTGTTTAGTGTCGGCATACTCACTACTTTTGCCAGTCTTGTAGTCGACGATGTGAGCTAAGTTATCGTTAATAATAATCAGGTCGGCTACGCCTCTGAACCACACATTTTTATCAAAGAAGCCACATGGCTCCAACTGCTCGGTCAAACCCATTTTGTATTCACAATGTTTCTGACCCGGGATAGCTTTAAGAATATCCAATACTGGTGTAAGGAATGAGAACTTTTCTGGTATTGGTTCCCCATCTTTGATATGTTTTTCGGCTGCTTCATGAACCATTTTGCCGTATGTCAAGTGCTCGCTCTCAGGCTCAACTATGTCTTTTGCAACCCGTAAGTGATAATACTTTTTGGGGCATTGCTGAAACATACTGAGCGATGAGTACGACCAAGTAAAGTTAGGCATTTAGTTCAATCCGTGTAAATTCCCCAATGGGCACATCAAAAAACATTTCTCCGTTTGCAACTTTGTAATTACTAACTTCAACCAAAGGAAACTTATCAATTTTGTGAGTTTCAATCCAATGAGCATTCTTCAAGTCTTTTGATAAAGCAAAAAACAATGTCCGGTTATTAAAATACTTTTGCTTTCTCTGTAATACATGAATAGTGCTAAATCCACATTCAAACCACTGCCTTACTTCTACTTCTGCCGCACCCAATACTTCATCGTCTTTGACTAATAACAAGTCAACTCCATACTGATCGGGATTGGCATAAACTAGCACGTCAGATACGCTTTCAATATATGTAGCGATTGCCTTTTTTGCAGGCTCATCATACGCATCAAATAAGTCTTGTTCAAACGGTTTCCGTATCATTTACTGGTATCCATGTGCGGATTGCGCCACCCATTAATTTAATTTCTACTTGAGCATTCAAGCAGTGGTCATACGCTTTTTGATAATCATTAGCCACCAACGCATCATGTGCTGATTTAATTTCTTTTACTGCGTGTAGGTAAAAAGTTGAGTATTCCACTTTGTCATTCTCCATTAACATTCCACTCTTCAATACTTTGCTTGTTACTGCAATCGCCATAACTTCTGCCGATACCTAATTCACAAGCAAGAGGTAAAGTGGTAGCCCAGGAGGGTCGCCAACGCATACACTCATTGATATACAACAAACCGTCTTTTACTTGTTCTTTAGGCACTACTGCCATTACGGCATCATGCACCGTTAATGCTACACGATACCGCTTTGAAATGCGTAGCATTTGTTCACCAATAATACAACGGGCTAGTGCTTGACACAAGTTTTCAACGACTTTACCACCATAAATTTTTATGCGACCATTTCTTGAATAATAAGTAAACCCATCCTCTGCAGGCTGTAAGTCTCTGTAATTTAAGTAGAGCCCACTTGGCAATAAAAAACCTGATTCCGTAAGGCATAGTGCTTGGGTTTGACACCCAACAGGCGCAGCCTTTTTTTCAATAAGGGCGTTAAGGGCACTATTAGCTTCTTTCCAAAGTTTAGGGATCCGAGGGTATGTGTCTCGGTAGACTTGTATAATCCGAGCCGCCTCCGCATCGTCGATTTCCACCCCAAAAGTTTTGAGTTGTAATGCAAACTTGGTAGAGCCCATGCCATAACCCGCACCGAGGATTGTTGTCTTACCCACGAACCGCTCTTCAGGCGTGATTTCTTTTTGCGTCTTGTTATATATGGAGGACGCCATAATTTTGTATACATCTTCTTTTTCCTCAAAGGCTTTGACTAGGTCGTTCTGACCTGATAACCATGCTACGATTCTAGCTTCAATTTGGCTAGAGTCGGCATCAATCAACACATGTCCTTGCGGCGCAACAATTGCTTCTTTGAGTAATGATTTTCTTGGAAGGTTTTGAAGGTTTAGTTTGTCATCACCACCCCAACGACCAGTATGAGCAGCATAATACCTAAGAGGTACAGGCATGCGCCCCCGCTTAGAAATAGATATAAAACGATCCGTTCTTGTTTCTTCAAGGGTGGATTTAGTACCCAGTCTAGCGGCAACGATAGCCTGAACTCGTTCATCAGGGTGTTCAGCGAGTGCTTTAAATCCTTCATCATTTTTGGCAAAGGCATACGTTTCCTTTCCCGTAGCAGGGGATATTTTCATGGGTGGCTCAACCCCCATAGATATTAGTAGTTCCCCTAGTTTTATATTAGACATAAGAGTGTCTTTATTTGCTACGCAAGCAGCAAGTAATTTATCTTTACGAGCTTTAACTTGCATCAAATGTTGCTCAAGAAGGGGAGTATTTAGAAACAGCAACGGGTCATAAAACATCCGTAGCGTCAAATCAATTAACTTTAATTCGTGAAGGCTAAACCGTGGCAGTAGTAGGTTAAAGAGGTCATAAGTAATATTGACATCATTTTTGCAGTATTCGCCATACTTGAGTAATCCAATCGGATTAAAGTCCACCCGTCGTTTACCCTTGGCATCAACAACTTCTGTGCCTTTAACCCCTAGTCCGTATCTCACGGCAAGTTTTGCAAGACTATTACCCGCTTCTAAACCATCTGTTGCACGAGCCATAGATAAAGTATCGAACCAAGCTTTTGGTTTTATCCCAAATATCCAATTCAAAATGGCGGCATCAAACATAGCATTGTGGGCTAATGCAAAACTGTTGTCCCAGTCAAACTGTGTTAGCCAATGCTGTATTTCTTTGTGCGTTCCACTAAACCACTTGGTGGGTGAGTCGTTTTCTTTGATCGCAACTCCGACAACTTCAAACCGATCGTCACGGATGTATTCCTCTGTCGTTAACTTAGTCAACGAGAAGTCCGTAGCGTAATAGGTTTCGAAGTCGATGGTAAGCGTGTTCACTTAGCCGCTCTTTCTAACTCTGCAAGGGTTCTTCTTAAAT